ATACAAGCAGTGAAACAAGGACAAAATATTTACATAGGTCCAAACAAACTGAACGAAGCTATAGGACTTAATTTACATTCAGTAGGATAAGCTATTTATAATAAACAAAAATATTAACTATGGGATTATTAGACTTATTACCATCAAGTAATTTAGGATTGCAAGGACAAACACCTCCACAGGTACCAAGTGCTAATCCAAACTCTACTTTACATAATCAATATTCAATAAATGGAGTACCGGCACAACCGCAGACAACTGTAGCTCCATCACAATTGGATTTAGACGGAGTAACACCTCCAAAATATTTAGACAACCCTCCAGGATAAAAAATAGACCTATATGGCAGGAGTAAGACTTATAGATCTCCGAACAGACTTAAAAAGTCTTCGTTACGGAAACGATAAACCCTATGTTACAAAGGACATAAACAATCCTCCAACAAGTAATCAGACGGGAATGCAAATAAATAAGCGTGTAGATGATGTGTCTAGAATCGCCCAAATGCTTGTTGACCGTCCTGGATTAAAATTCATAGGAAACCAAGCCTTACTACAACAAACCGATACTGTTGAAAAATTACAAAAAGCAAGTTCTAAAGGAATAAAAGCTTTAGGAAGAGAAGCTCTAAGTATTGTAAAAAACACAGTAATAAGTACAGCTAAGATTTTAGGATCCACTCTTGCTCAAGTTCCTGTAAATGGAACAGGTACACATTTTGTCCACGGATTTAGAACAGATACATATCTTCAACCTTCAGGAAATGATAATAGAAGTGCGTTTGCTCAATTTTTTGGAGCAGGAGGAATTGAAGGAGCACCGCTTGCTTTAAGGGGAGAAAAAATAGAAGGGAAAGTACAATCTAACTTTTTCACCCCAGGTGAAACATATCTTACAGATAATGTAGCAACTCCTGTAGAAAAATCTCTAGACCTATCACAAACATCTAATAAGTATTTACCAAAAGCAAGTTCTGCAGAAGCAGCTGATGGACTTGTTTTAGATGCATTTTTAGGTACAGGTATTGATCCTCTAACTAGAACTTATACAGAGCAGAAAAAAGACAGTTTTCCAACAGAAATTTCTGCACCAGGAAGTACACCGGGTATTGAAATAACAACAGGATCTTATACAGGACCGCAAGGACTTCTTACCGAAGCTGCAACAGTATATTCAGAAGGGGATTTTAGTTATATTGCTGAACAAAAAAGAAGAGTCACTAAGAACGTAAATGTATTAAAAGAAAATAGAGTACTTTTAGGGGACCAGGGAGCAAGAAGAGATGAAGCTAAAAGTAAAAACCAGTACTGGATTACAGGAAGTTTTGGAACTGAAATCGATAAAATAAATGCTCAACAAATTGTAGCTGCTAAGGTAAGTGGAGAAGAAGAAGGAAGAGATTTAATAAAATTTAGGTTTCACGTAGTAACTCCTGATGAAACAAAAGTATTATACTTTAGAGCTTTTCTTGACAGTTTTTCAGATAATTATACAGGTCAGTGGAATCCAACAAAGTATTTAGGTAGGGCAGAAGATTTTCAAGTTTACGGTGGCTTTCAAAGAAAAATTAACTTATCTTTTAAGATAGCTGCTGCTACAAGATCTGAAATGAAACCTATATATCAAAAAATGATATATTTAGCATCGTCAACAGCTCCAACATATACAGATAATGGACAGTTTATGAGAGGAACTATTGTTAAGATGACCGTAGGAGACTATGTATACGAACTACCAGGAGTATTAAATAGTGTAACATATAATTGGAATGTAGAATATCCTTGGGAAATAGCAATGATAGAACCAGAAGCAACAGGAGAAGATAACACTATGCAAGAATTGCCAATGGTAATGGATTGTAGTATAGACTTTACACCTATCCACACATTTACACCAGAGACAGGTCTTAAAAAGTATATTACAGCAGGTACAAACGGAACTAATAGCTTTATATAATGAAAAGATACGATACAGTACCTTTAACAAAATCACCGACAGGAAAGCAGTATAGGAAAACAGTCTTATACCCAGAGATCCCGCCTACCTCAGAAGATTTTTATATAATCACAACAGCAGGAGATAGGTACGATAAATTAGCTCAACAATTTTATCAAGATAGTTCTTTATGGTGGATCATAGCATCTGCAAATAATTCAGAAAGAGCATCTCTGATTGTACAGCCAGGTGTTCAAATTAGAATACCTGCAGATAAGGTTACAGCAATAAACAACTTCATAAATCTCAATAGATAGACAAATGCCAAGCAGTAAAGTTATAGGAGGTCCTTTTGATAAAGAAGTCTTAAATCAATTAAATTTAAGAAGTACTATCTATTCAAAAAAACAAGATAGAACTGACCAAAATTTACAATACCTTAACAGTAAAATAGGATGGGTAAAATTAACCTCTTCCGTAAACTCTGGAGGTTCAAGTGCTTTAGCAAATAAGTATGTATTTATTGCAGGAACAAAAGGAAGATTTGGAGATAATACTTATAGTAATTTTACAGGAGAAGGATTAGGTTTTAGACCTATGCCAGGTATCACAGGAGTTCAAATTCGTGCTATTAATAGATTTGGTGTATTAAAAGAAGCTACAATAACGTTTAACTGTTGGGATGTTTCTCAACTACAGGAGTTAGAACTTTTATACATGAGACCAGGGTTTTCAGCTTTGCTAGAATGGGGACATAGTGTTTACTATAAAGATATTAACAACTTTATAACAACTCCAAGCTCGGTATCTTCAATGTTTACAGAGGGTACAACAAAGGAGAGTTTATATAAAGAAATAGATAAATTAAAAGCATCCTCTGGATATAACTACGACGGTATTTTTGGATTTATTAAAAACTTTTCTTGGAAATATAGACAAGATGGAGGGTACGACTGTACAACAACTTTAATATCGATGGGAGAGATAATAGAATCTCTTACAGTCGACGTAGGTTCAAGCACATTCCCAGATAGTAAAGTATCTCCAAATGAAGAACTAAAACCTACAATGTTAGAAGAGGTTTTTAATACAATTATAAAAACATCAAACCAATCAGGAGTATCAGAGGTATGGGGTACTTTGGTAGAAAAATACAAAACATTTACAGACACTTTTACAAGAATTAACGGAGTATCGGGAATAAATATTGTAAGTACAGGAGTTACTACTAAAGTACCGGTAGATGATAAATCTTCTATAAAAACAGGAGATTTGAATAAGTTCGTGTATATGAAGTTAGATAGTTTCTGTGCTCTTGTTAACACAATTTTACCAAAAGATGAGAAGAGTAAAAATCCTGTTATAAAACTGAATACACAAATTGCCAAAATAGGAGAAGATTCTGACATACCTCTATGTAGGTACAGAACGTACGACTACCATACATCAAGCGATCCAGGAGTATGTTTACTACTTCTTCCCTCTACAGCCAAATGGGCATCAGGCCAAGTAACACCTAAAGTTATTTCAGCTTTGAGACAGAAATTGAACGGAACAGCTTCGGATGAAATACTTAACATATGGGTCAATATAACTGTACTAGGAGAAGCAATTACAACTCTTATAACCAATCCAGACAAAGGTGGTAGGACTTTAATAAAGTTGTTTGAAAACATACTACCTAAGCTAAATAACGCTATAGGAGGTGACTATAATGATCTAGCTCTACATTATGAAGAAAATACACTTACCTATTATATTGTAGATAGAAAAGTTAGGGTAGCAGAGTCGGAAGAAGAGACTCCCATACTAAACATTACAGGACTAAGGTCTACGGTGTCAAATTTTGACTTTACAACAAAACTATCTCCTGCACTAAGTACAATGGTGGCTATCTCTGCTCAAAATAATGGATCAGATGTAGGAGTAGAAGCAGAAGCACTATTTAGGTGGAACGAAGGATTAACCGATAGAATATTAGGAAATAAGTTTATTAACCAAACACAGGATACTTCTAAAAAAGAAAGTGTAGAAGAGGAGAGAAAAAAACAACAATCTAAAAGATACGATAATGTATTTTTAGCTCTAAAAGAATTCTATAACGGTATCTATGACCCAGATAAATTCAATAAAGCAAAACTAGAGTATGCAGACTTTACTAGAACGTACATACAAACCTACACAGAGGAATCAGCTGCATCAAGTGCTAAAGCAGGTCCTGCAGGAATTGTACCTTTTGAAGTTAATATTGACATGGAAGGAATATCGGGTATCAAGATAGGACAAGCTTTCAGAATCAACAAAGGAATAATGCCAGCTAAATACGATGAAGTATTAGGATTTATTGTAACCGGAGTGGAACACACAATCGGAGGTAATAAGTGGACAACACAGCTGAAAGCACAAACAATTGTACTTAAGCCAGGTGATAGGTACACAACAGGTCCTGAATTTAGCCAAAATCAAGCTGCAGACGGAACATCCACAACAGAAAGACAGGGTATAATATCTTCTGCACCAATAAAAGGAAGTCCTCTACTAAGAACAGTGTTAGAAAGAGCAGGATATAGACCAGGAACATTTGAGTATGAATTTGCACTTATTATAGGAACTAAGGAAGGATGGATACCGACTACTAACGGAGGAAAAGGCTCAAGATCTTATAGAAATAATAACCCAGGTAATTTAGATTACAGTAACTCTTTAAAAGCAATTGATCCAAAAGTAACTATAGAACCAGGAGGAAGGTTTGCAAGATTTTCTACTGCTGAGTTAGGAGTAAAAGCATTAGTAGAGAAAAAAGTTAAAAAATGGAGTAGAGGAGATATGCCAGTTACAGCAGGTAATCAAACCTTATTACCCGGCAATAAGAAGTATAGAGCAGGTACTCCTCCTACAATAGAACAGTTTATGTACACTTATGCACCACCTAATGAAAATAACACAGAAGGTTACATCGGAAGTGTAGTAGCAAGTTTACAAAAAAATTACCCGAAAGTAACAAGACTTACAAAACCTAAAGAGTATTTATCGTAATGGTAAAATTTAAAAGATACATACCTAAAAGTAAATATACAGAACCAAAATACACATCCGGAGGAGAGTTTATAAATAGAAACACTCGACAGGATTATATTGGATACTATATAGAGACATATAGAGACAGGTTTTATGCAGGAAAGTCTCCACAACAAGCAGGAGATGAAATTGTAAAAATTAAGAGTGAAGGAATTGTAGATAAAGGAGCAAAAGCAAGTTTATTTCCGTTATTAACATCCTTAGTAAAAGGATTTTTCAAACCAAGTACATCCTCGGTGGATAGAGATAATGGATTCACTATAAGGTATTTTATTCAAGATAAAAACAGTAATAAGATAATAGAAACAGATAAAACCGTTTACTTACAAGCACAGAATCAAATACCTAACCAGAGATTTGCAACAGCAAACTGGATTATAAAAGGTCCAGCTGAAAATCAAATAATAAATGGATATCCGTTTGAAGGAGCAGCTTCTAAAAATAAAAAAACAATACAGGCATTAGAACCTCAGATGCCAGGAATTTCTGCCTTTGTAACAGACTATTCTTTACTTGTAGAAGAACCAGTTGATCCTAAACAAAACGAATTATATTCAGATGTAGTAAAAGTTGAGGATCCCTTAGTAGAGTTAGAAAATTCTCGAAAAGCAAATTTCGATCAAAGAAAGTAAAATAAGGCTTGCTTTTACAGGCCTTTTTTCTTATATTAAATAAAAAGGTTTTTATTAAATGTTTTATATAGTTGAATCACAAGATCAGATTGATCGATTAAAGGGTTATGCAAATCAGGGAGCTTATGTTGAGGTTATTTCCTCAAATGACAGCTTTCACCCTATTCTTACTTACACTGTAGCAGTCTATATAAGACCTCTAGATTCTATCGAAGGATTTATTATTCCTATAAATCATACAGAAGGATTAAATGTAGATAAGAACTGTGTCTATGAGCTGTTAAAACAGTTTAAAACACTTTATACATACGATAAGAAACAATTACTATATCACTTTGTATTAACGGGAGTTATAGATATTTCCTTGCTAAATACAATGACTAATTTTGATAGGAAAGATCTTGCTAAGACAAATTCTACATACAACTGGTTTTATAATAGAATGTCTGAATACAAAGACTTAAACGCAATTATACCAATTGTAAAACTGTATGAGAAATGTGAAGATAATTATAAACATTTAGATTGCATATTGCAATATGAAATACCAAATGGTTTTGAATTTTATAATAAAACAGCAACAACTGTTTTCTTTATGATTGAAAGAGCAGGATTAAGAATTGTATATCAACCATTTCTTGAACTATTCAAACCAAACAATCCAGTTTTTAGTATTCAGGACAATATCATATATACTTCTTATAATCTTAATAATATTACATCTCGTCCAACAAATGCTTTTAATTCTGTAAATTTTGCAGCTATACCAAAAGCACCAGAATACAGAAAAGCAATTATTCCTCAGAATGATTATTTTGTATCTTATGATTTTGACGGGTACCACTTAAGATTATTATGTGAACAAATAGGATACGAATTAACAGAAGAATCAGCACATATACAGCTGGCAAGACTTTATTTTGGAAAAGATGAAATATCTGAAGAAGAATATGCAAAAGCAAAGCAAACCAACTTTCATGCCATTTATGGAAAGATTCCACCAGAATTTGCTTTTCTAGAGATCTTTGAAAAAATACAGAATTACATAAACAGTCTTTGGAAGCAGTTTAACGAACAAGGGTATGTAGAAGATCCAATATCAGGAAAGAGATTTACAAAGCAATTACCAGATATGCATCCACAGAAACTTATGAACTACATGATGCAAAGTCTGGAGACAAGTAGAAATATTACAATACTTAGAGAGTTATTAGAATATCTAAAAGGTAAACATACTCGTATAGCACTATATGTATATGATGCAATAGTATTTGATTTTAGTAAAGCAGATAGTAAACAGACACTGATAGATATTCAGAATATATTAGAATCAGGAGGAAAGTATCCAACAAAAGTAGAGTATGGAAAGTCATTAGATTTTTAAAGGTTTTTATAAAAAGTTGTTATTTATATATGTAGAGTAGAGGCTACAACTATATCGAAAATATCAACTAAAGCTTATGGCAAGTACGGACCTCTACCCTGAAAGCCTAAGCTTTTTTTTATTATGATAGGAATTTATAAAATTACAAATCCAAAAGGAAAAATTTACATTGGACAGAGTACAAATATACATAAAAGGTGGAAAAAAGCTTATAAAACACTGCAATGTAAAGGGCAGGTAAGACTATATCGCTCACTAGTAAAATACGGGTACTCAGAACATATCTTTGAAGTTATAGAAGAATGTAGTGTAGGAGATTTAAACACTCGTGAAAGATACTGGCAAGACTTTTATCATGTATTAGAAGAAGGACTAAACTGCAAGTTAACAGGGACAGATGATAAATCAGGATACACCTCAGAAGACTCCAGACAAAAGATGGTAATCACAAGAACAGGGCAGAAGAGAGGTCCTCAAACAGTAGAGCATGTTGCAAAACGAGTAGCATCTTTTAAGGGGAAAACTTATGAGGAGATTTATGGAATTGAAAAAGCTGAGGAGCTTAAAAAGAATAAGAGAGACAGAATGACAGGGGTGAGCAGAGGTCCTCATTCGGAGGAGCATATAGCAAATATAAAAGCATCAAGAAAAGGTAAAGGCAATTTTAGGGAAGGTACAACACACACAGAGGAGACTAAAGCTAAAATGAGAAAACCCAAAGATAAGATAGAGTGTCCACATTGTAATAAAATTGGAGGTAATTCTCAGATGAAGAGATGGCATTTTGAAAATTGCAGACAGAGGTAGTTGTACATTCCATAAAAAATTCTTATATTAATATATAATTTAGTTTTATAAAATAAAATCATATTTATAAATGATACACAATGAATTAATGCCGACAAAATTCGATTATGATATCGAATCAATTTACACACTAGGAGATATGAGTAATAAGCTATTTTGTACCTTTTCTACTGAAGAAAATTTAGAAGAAGTATTAAGTAATGTACGCACAAAATATAAAATCATTTATAATAAAATATTTGTACTTTATTCAAAGAGTCAAGACGAATACATCTGTACATATAATGTAGACTTTGGAAATATTTCTAATTTCTTACCAAACACTATTCTTGTTCATAGAAAGAAAGAATCAAACACTCTATACACTATTAACTCCCTAAACAGATTAATTGAATCCCTAAACGGAGGAGTATTAGATACTAACTATAAAGTTAATTGGATGGATTATCAAAACTGTATTCTATTAACAAAAGGACCAGAATTAAAAAGAGTGAATACAAAATTGTATAAAATTATTGACTTAGTTTAGTTTTAGTAAAAGATAGTTGCATCATTACAACTTTTTACTTATATTATAAAAAAAGAGTTTTAATTTAAAAAGTTATATTTATGGACATTAATGCAATTAAGGCTAAATTAGCAGCCTTAAACAACAATGGTAATTCAGAAAAAGAAAAAGTAGATTACGATAAGATTTTCTGGAAACCAACAAACGGAAAACACACAATAAGAATCGTTCCGTCAGTTCACGAACCTTCATTCCCTTTTAAAGAACTTAAATTCCATTACGGAGTAGGGAAGTATCCTATGCTTGCTTTATCGAATTTTGGTAAACAAGATCCAATCGAAGATTTTGTAAAAGAGTTGAGAAAGACTTCAGATAAGGATAATTGGTCTCTATCAGGAAAATTATCTCCAAAAACTCGTATCTTTGCTCCTGTAATTGTTAGAGGAGAAGAAGAAAAAGGAGTTCGACTATGGGGATTCGGTACAACTATATACAAAGCATTACTTGCTTTAGCAGAAGATGAAGATGTAGGAGATTACACAGATGTAATGAACGGATGGGATATGGTTGTAGAACAAACACCAGCTGCAGGAGCAGGACAATATCCAACTACTACAGTTCGTATCAAACCAAAACAAACACCTTTATCAGATGATAATGCAAAAGTTGAGTTATGGTTAAAAGAACAGCCAAATGCTTTAGAAGCGTTTACAGAATACGACTATGAGTTCGTCAAAAAACAACTACAAGGTTATCTAAATCCAGGAGAAGAAGTAACTCAAGCACCAGCTGAGCCTACCGAATCTTCTGAACCAGCTGTAACTTCTTCATCAGTAATACCAGGTACAGGTATTATGGAAGAGAAAGCATATTCTTTACAAAATGCTACAGCAGGGAAACAGAACAGTGTAAGTAAATTTGATGACTTATTTAACGAATAGTAAATGGCACTAAAGAAAAAAAGTACAGCTGAAACCGCAGGAGAGATAATCAAGGGCGGTTTTAGTTTAGAAAAATTTAAAAAGAATAAAGGTTTTAGCTCACAGTCTGTGAAATTTAAAACTCAAGACTGGATTCCAGTTTCTAAAGCTTTTCAAGACATTGTATCTCTTCCAGGTATCCCAACAGGACATATCACATTATTAAGAGGTCATTCTGATACAGGAAAGACAACTCTCTTACTTGAAGCTGCTGTCTCTGCACAAAAAAGAGGTATACTACCAGTCTTTATTATTACTGAGATGAAATGGTCATGGCCACATGCTCAGACTATGGGACTTGAAGTAAATGAAGTAATAGATGAAGAGACAGGAGAGATTACTGACTATGAAGGATTCTTTTTATATGCTGATAGAGGAAGTTTAAATACTATTGAAGATGTAGCAGCATACATTCTAGACTTGATTGATGAACAAAAGAAAGGAAATCTTCCTTACGACCTATGCTTCTTCTGGGATTCAGTAGGATCTGTTCCATGTGACTTATCTGTTAGGTCAAATAAGAACAACAACGAATGGAATGCAGGAGCAATGTCTACCCAGTTTGGTAATAACTTAAATCAAAAGATTTTATTATCAAGAAAAGAAGGAAGTAAGTATACAAATACTTTAGTTGCAATCAACAAAGTATGGACTATGAAACCTGAGCATCCAATGGGACAACCAAAACTTCAAAACAAAGGAGGAATGGCAATGTGGTATGATGCAACTTTAATTGTCACTTTTGGTAATATTACAAATTCTGGTACTTCTAAAATTAAAGCAATTGCTAAAGGTAAAGAATATGAGTTTGCTAAAAAGACCAAAGTACAGGTTGAGAAGAATCATATCAACGGTATTCAGTCTAGAGGTTCAATAGTAATGACCCAACACGGTTTTATTGAAGATGAGAAGAAAGCTATTGATGCTTATAAAGACCAGTATAAAGGAACTTGGTCAGGTATTTTAGGATCAATGGATTTCGAAGTAGCAGTAGAAGCAGAAGTAGGAGAAGATCTTAGAGATATAGGATTAAACGATGAGTAATTATTTAGACATATTAAATAACATCGAACAAAAACCAGAAAGAAAGCTTAATGACCATGTTTTAATAGTAGACAGTATGAACACCTTTATAAGGAGTTTTGCTATGCTACAATCAATGAATCCCCAAGGCCATCACACCGGGGGTCTTGTTGGTTTTTTGAGATCATTAGGATTCTTAGTGCGTACGATTGACCCTACAAGAGTTATTTGTGTATTTGATGGACAGGGATCTTCCACAAACAGGAAGAGTATGAACTCAGATTACAAAGCCAATCGTAATATTAAGAGAATTACTAACTGGGAATTGTTTGATAATAAAGAAGATGAATATGCTTCTATGACTATGCAAATGCATAGGTTAGTTGAGTATTTACAATGTCTTCCTCTATCCCTAATCTCTATTGATAAAGTAGAAGCAGATGATGTTATCTCATACCTAGCCCAGCAATTTGATAAAGCAAATAAAAAAGTAACAATAGTTTCTTCAGATAAAGACTTTTTACAAATTATTACTGACAATATTGAAGTATATTCTCCTATCGAGAAAAAAACATACAGAGTAAAAGAGGTAATGGAAAAAATAGGTATGATTCCTGAGAATTATCTAATACTAAAAACACTTCTAGGAGATAACTCAGACAACCTATCAGGAATAAAAGGATTGGGAGAGAAAACAGTGTTAAAAGAATTTCCAGCAATAGCAAAAGATCCTTTATTTGATTTAATTGATGTATATAAAATTTGTGAAGAAAAGTTGCAAACTAAAAAAATTTTCGCTAATATTATATATAATTGGGAGAAAGTTAAACTGAACTATGAAATGATGAATCTTCTACAACCTAGAGTATCGGAAGAAGAAATTCAAATTATAAGACACAAGCTATCCCAAGGAGTACCAAGTCTTCAATCAGGTCCTTTCCTTCACATGCTTGAGATGGATCAAATAGAAACATTAAATAAGAATGTAGAGGGTTGGTTAGAGACTTTTAGACCTCTAACAACCTACCAAAAATAAGTTTTAATTAAATTAGTTATATGACAAGCCTAGCAAAATTATCGCAGTACGGAAAAGCCTTTCAACTTAAAGTTTTAGGAGCATTACTAACAGATAAAAAATTTTTACTGAACACACGAGATCTTCTAAGAACTGAATACTTAGACTCAGATGCACATAAATGGATATTGGAGAGTATTGTAAAATACTTTGACAAATATCATACGACAATTTCAATGGAAGCATTGAAAATTGAATTAGCAAAAGTAGAGAATGATATTTTACAGACAGCTGTAAAAGCAGAATTAAGAGGATGTTATGAATCTACTCAAGAAGATCTAGTGTATGTTCAAGAAGAATTTACAACCTTTGCTAAGAATCAAGAACTAAAATCAGCACTACTAAACTCAGCAGACCTTTTGAATCAAGGAGATTTCGATGGAATTCGTAATATGATTGAAAGAGCCATGAGAGCTGGGATGGATAAGAATATAGGCCATGAATACAATAAAGATATCGAAAGCAGATATAGACAAGATTACAGACCAACCATCCCTACACCTTGGCCAATATTGAACGAAGGAATTCAAGGAGGATGGGGACCAGGAGATTTAGTAATCGTATTTGGTAATCCAGGAGGAGGAAAATCTTGGACAATGGTTGCAGCAGCAGCACATGCAGTACAGTTAGGATTTAAAGTAAATTACTATACTTTAGAGCTTGGAGAGGATTATGTAGGAAAAAGGTTTGACTGTTATTTTACAGGCTACGGAATTGAAGAAGTAAATAAACATAGAAAAGAAGTTGAGAAGATCGTAAATAACTTACCTGGAAAACTTATTATCAGAGAGTATCCTCCAAAAGGAGCTTCAATTAATACAATTAAATCTCATATCCAGAAATGTATTGATATGGACCACAAACCAGACTTAATCGTTATTGACTATGTAGATTATTTAAAAGCACCTTCAAAAGGAAAATTCTCAGAAAGAAAAGATGAGATTGATGATGTGTTTATTGCAACAAAAGGATTAGCTAAAGAATTAAAAATACCAGTTCTAACACCTTCTCAGGTTAATAGAATGGGTGCTAAGGATGATGTTATTGAAGGAGATAAAGCAGCAGGTTCTTATGATAAAATGATGGTAGCAGATATTTGTTTATCTCTATCTAGAAAGAAAGAAGATAAAGTATTAGGTACAGGAAGAATTCACGTAATGAAAAATCGTTACGGAATGGACGGAATGACATATGATGCTAAAGTAGATACAAACAATGGACATATAGAAATTTTAGGTAAAATGTCTTTAGATTTAGACGATAATGCACCTAAAGGAAACTATAGAGAAATTGCTAATAAATTCTTCGAATTAGAGAGTTCGAAAGCATAATATATAAGCTATTTATTTCTACAAGTTAACACAAATAGTAATAAAAACATGGAAAATCCCGGAGTTTTTACATAAAAACAGTAGATACTATAAAATAGTATAAATCCCAACAAGAATAGTTATTAAAATAAGAAACAAATTTAACAGTAAAACACTATGAATGAATCACAGAAAATCCTATCAGATTTAACCGTTTACATGAAGTATGCAAAATTCAACCCAGACCTTAATAGAAGAGAAACCTGGGAAGAATTATGTAGCAGAAACAGAGATATGCATATCAAAAAATATCCAGCACTTCAACAAGAAATTACAAACATTTATGAAGAATATGTATTAACGAAAAAAATACTTCCTTCAATGAGATCAATGCAGTTTGCGGGTAAGCCTGTAGAGATCTCACCAAATAGAATATATAACTGTGCATACTTACCGATAGACAGTACAGACGCATTCTCTGAGACCATGTTTTTACTACTAGGAGGAACAGGAGTAGGGTATTCAGTGCAGAAGCATCACGTTGAGAAATTACCTGAGATTAGAAAACCTAATGAAAATAGGAAAAGAAGATTTTTAATTGGAGATTCCATTGAAGGATGGGCAGATGCAATTAAAGTACTGTTTAAAGCATACACAGGAGAGCACACTTCTACTCCTGACTTTGACTTCTCAGACATTAGACAAAAAGGAGCACAGTTAGTAACATCAGGAGGAAAAGCACCAGGACCGCAACCACTTAAAGACTGTATTCATAATATTATAAGTATTCTAGATTCAAAACAAGATAGAGAAAAGTTAACAACAATTGAAGTTCACGACATAGTTTGTCACATTGCTGATGCTGTATTAGCAGGAGGAATCAGAAGAGCTGCCCTTATTTCACTATTCTCAGCAGACGATGAGGAAATGATTGCATGTAAGTCAGGAAACTGGTGGGAAAATAATCCACAAAGAGGTAGAGCAAATAACTCAGCAGCCTTACTCCGACATAAGATAACTCAAGAGTTCTTTCAGAATCTTTGGAAAAGAGTTGAAGCGTCTGGAGCTGGAGAGCCGGGGATATACTTCACTAACGATAAAGATTGGGGAACTAACCCATGTTGTGAAATCTCCTTACGTCCAAATCAGTTTTGTAACCTTTGCGAAGTAAACGTATCGGATATTGAATCTCAAGAAGATTTAAACAATAGAGTAAAGGCAGCAGCTTTTATAGGAACACTTCAAGCAGGTTATACGGATTTTCATTACCTAAGAGATGTTTGGAGAAGAACAACTGAAAAAGATGCATTAATAGGAGTGTCTATGACAGGTATTGGTTCTGGAGTTATATTAGGGTATAATATGAAAGAAGCTGCAAAACACGTAAAAGAGGAGAATGAAAGAGTAGCGAAGCTAATAGGAATTAATAAATCAGCTAGAACAACAACAGTGAAGCCAGCGGGAACTACATCCTTAACACTAGGAACATCTTCAGGAATCCATGCTTGGCATAGTGATTACTATATCAGACGTATTAGAGTAGGAAAGAACGAACCAATATATAACTATCTACACCTGTACCACCCGGAGCTTTTAGAAGATGAATTTTTTAGACCACATGATACAGCAGTAATCTCTATACCACAGAAAGCACCAGAGGGAGCAATATTAAGAACAGAGAGTGCATTTGATTTATTAGAGAGAATAAAGAAAGTATCTCAAGAGTGGATTAAACCAGGACATAGAGCAGGATCTAATACACATAATGTATCTGCGACGGTGAGTTTAAAACCTGAAGATTGGAGCAAAGCAGGAGAGTGGATGTGGGAAAACCGTGCTTATTACAATGGACTATCAGTACTACCGTACGACGGAGGAACCTACATACAAGCACCATTTACAGACTGTACTAAGGAAGAATTTGAACAATTATCTCAAAACTTACAGGCAATAGATCTTACCCAAGTCATTGAATACACAGACGAAACAAACCTTGTAGGGGAAGTAGCATGTGGTGGTGGAGCTTGTGAACTAAAGTAACACAGACATGTCACCGAAAACAGACTGGATTTACCAGCTATTCATTAAAGAAGTAATTAAAAAACAGACTAAATCTCCTGAACCAAAAAAAGGAACAGGAGAGGAAGTTCTAAAAAAGCAGGATAAATGATATACATATTTATAATCAGTTTGATTTTAGTAGCAGGATTAGTGTATACAGTGTTTATAACAAAAGCTGAAATCAGTAGGCTAAAGTACATTATAGTTGAAAAAGAACTTGAAGTAATAGAGGAAGTAAAAAAAGCTAGAAAGGATTCTAAATTTAGATCCTCAGCAGTTAATTGGGGAAAGAGTATAGAACACTTTGTTCCTTTCATGACTAAATTCCCCGTACCGCCCGAAGATGTAGTGTTTCTAGGAATGCCAATTGACTATGTAGGGTTTACAGATACAGGAAGTAAAACCAAGTGTAAAGTACATTTTATAGAAGTTAAAAGCGGCAGCTCTTTCTTATCAGAAAAACAGAAGAATATAAAAAGAGCTATTGAAGAGGGAAGGATAGTTTTCCATGAAATAGCAGTCGATAACAACAGAGTAGAGATTCATGAAAAATAAAGAAAAAGGCTTGCTTCGGTAAGCTTTTTTTACTATATTACTGTATGGAAAAGTATCTTATCAGGTTTAAAGGTAACACATACCAGCTTACAGATAAATGGGAAGAAACATGTCTAAATGATTCTAAAAAATTTCAAATAGAGCAATTTAAATATCTAGAAGAAATAAAGGATTATGTTACTTTTGAAAATCGAATAAATAACCAGTTAAAATTTGGATATCTGAAAGAAATTTCTTATATTAAATAATAATTAAAAATCAAATTTATGTCAAAAAGCATATTAACAATTTCTAAATTACTTAAAGAAGTTATAAACGAAGTTGGAGATCTGAAAAACATAGAACCCTTTCCATATAATTTAGAAAAAGGAACTTTCACAGTCCTGTATAAAGAAGAGCAGTATAAAGGGAAAGTTACATTTACTTTTCTTAACGAAAAGGGCCTTAGTATATTCGAACTACCACCAGTAGTAGATTTAACAAAAATAAAGACAGGTTATAATGTAGGTTATTCTATAGAGGGAGTGAGCTCGCAATACATCAAAGGAGATATCAGATTACTACTTACTATACTAAAAACAGTAAGTATCATAGTGGCAGAATTCGTAGAAAAACATCCCGACTCTCTTTATTTATTTTTTGGAGAAAATAAAACAGGGGTAGGTATGGACGATCCACAAAAACTAGCACTATACCAACAAATATTAGGAAACAATCTCCCACAGAATTTTAGAATAGGAAAAACCAGCATATTGAAAACCGTACCAGGACTTTTTATATGTAAAATAAAGTAAAGATTTGGATATCTGAAAGAAATTTCATAAATTAAATTATAATCAAAAATAAAGGATATGTCTAAAAACTCAGCAAAAACAAATTATGAGCAATTAATGGCCTGGATACCTACTCTAAACCAGCCTAAAACATTAAAAGAACAGTCATCAACTAAATTCAGTAAAGCTGATCACTACAAATCAAGAGGAGCATATGGCAAAAGAAGTAATTAAGTTCTACGCAAATTGGTGTGGACCTTGTAAGGTATATGGAACAGCTTTTGCAAAAGTAAAAGAGGAATTAGAGGGAGATATTAAATTTACAGAGATCAATGTAGAAGAAGATCCTGAAAATTTATCAGGTAAATATAAGGTGAGAGGAATTCCTCATACAGTTATTCTTGAAGACGGAGAAGTAATTAAAGCAGAATCAGGAAGACTTTCTGAAGAACAGTTAAAAAATTTAATTTTAAACTAAAAAATAAAGTAGTTATGTTAAGAAAACCAGATTCAATTTCCCCTACAGATACCATTATTGAAGATCCAGTAATGGAACCTCTTTTTATTGTTAAATCTTCAACAGGAGGATATGTAGTATATGAGAGAGTTGTCAAAGGGGAGAATAAGACAGAATACATCAAAACTCATGGATATCCAAGTAATTTTAATAATGCATTAAAAATGGTATCAAAAGAACTTTTACATCAGGAGAACAAAAAGCACTATACCTCTATCAAGGAATATATACAGACCTTTGAACAGTTGGAACAAAAAATGAAAACGATAACTGCAATTGACTAAAAAATGACAGAAGCTTTAAGACATGCATTAGGAATTTGTGGTGACCATTGGCATCCAAGTCTATTGAATATTTCTGCATTTTTTGTTACAGTCGGAGGAAGTATTTCGTATATTAAGTATAGGATAAAATCATTATGGAAGAAGCAGGATTAATATCGTTGTACGATTATTTAGGTTATGCAGCAGGTCCTCAATTAGGAAAAGAAGTAGCCACTGCTGCTACTAAAGCTAAAGAAAAGATTGGTAAAAGAGTAGTTAGTAATACTCGATACAAAGGAGAAATACTTCTTTACAGAAGAGAATTCTTACAAGAATATTTTACTGTAAAGCAGAGAATAGAAGTAGAACCTTCTTTAGGAGATCAACAAGATTACAGCCTACAGTAGGAAGGTTTTCTGGAGGAATAGCTATCTATAATAAAAAGCTATGGCAAAGATAGAAAAGACTTGTGAGGTTTGTAATAATGTTTTCGAAACACAGCACTGGGATAATTATAAGACATGTAGTAAAGAGTGTAAAGCAAAGCTAATATCTAGCAATCTTTTAGGTAGGAAAAAAACCGAACAGCACTGTAAGAACATATCAGCAGGATTAAAAATATCAGAGAAAGCAAAGAAAACACAGTTTAAAAAAGGTGTAGAAAATCCGGCCTATGGAAGAAACCAAACAGGTCCTGCAAATAACAACTGGAAGGGAGGAATAACAAATACGAATCAAAAGAGAAGAAATGATCCAAGATTGTTAGAATGGAGAAAATTAGTTTTTGAAAGAGACCACTACACATGTCAGAAATGCGGTACACAAGGATTTTTACAGGCTCATCATATTATTCCGTTTAGTAAAGATTTTTCAAAAGCATTTGATATTGAAAATGGATTAACCGTATGTGTTCCGTGTCATGAAGAAATTCACGGGAGATTTATTGGAAAATTCAAACAAAATTCGTAAATTAGAAAAAGGATTAAGCTACTATCCAGAACATACTGTAGCAGTTATATAATAATTTTTATGAAAAAAACAAAACGACACGTAGTTGTTAGCGCCAGCGGCGGGATGGACTCAAGTACATTATTACTTAGATGTCTAAAAGAGTATGACACAGTTACTGCTATTAGCTTTGACTATGGTCAAAAACACAGAGTAGAGCTAGAGAGAGCTCAATCCTTAGTAGATTACTTAAATACTAAAGATCAAAAAGTAAATTACCATCAAATACAACTAACTGGATTAGTAGATTTATTAGATTCAGCTTTAGTAACAGGAGGCGAAGATGTACCTGAAGGTCATTATGCAGAAGATAACATGAGGAGCACTGTCGTCCCTAATCGTAACAAAATCTTTGCTTCTATTACTCAAGCAGTAGCTTTATCAGTTGCAAATAGAACAGGAGAGACTTGTGATATTGCTTTAGGAATCCATGCAGGTGATCATGCAATTTATCCAGACTGTAGACAAGAATTCAGAGATGCAGATGATGCTGCCTTTAGAATGGGTAACTGGGATGCTGAAAGAGTAGGTTATTTTACACCTTATTTAGAAGGAGATAAATTTACTATCTTACAAGACGGAGAAGTATTGTGTAAAGAGTTAGGATTAGATTTTGATGAAGTTTATAAACGTACAAATACATCTTATAAACCAATTGTTATAGAAACAGATTTTATAGATGAGAATGGGATTGAAATGACTCATTACCAATGGTTCTCAGACTATAAATCAGCTTCATCAGTTGAAAGAGTAGAAGCATTTATTAAACTAGGAAGACCTGATCCAGTTGCTTATGCTGATGAAAGTGGTCCAGTAACATGGGAACATGTAGTAACAGAAGTAACAAAAGTATTAGATAATCATAAACAACCTGACCCTAATGTCATTAAATGGGTTGAAACAAGAACTTTTTAATCTATGCTGTACAGAAAGAAACCAGTTATAATTGAAGCAATTCAGTTCACCAGAAACAACTTTCAAGAAATAAGAGATTTTACAGGCTATAACGCAAATACTCTAACCATTGAAAGGAAAATAGATGGTATCGCAACTTGCATCATATCAACTCTAGAAGGTCAACATATAGCAACTGAAGGAGATTATATTATCAAAGGAGTTGAAGGAGAGTTTTACCCATGTAAACCAGATATTTTTGAAAAAACTTACGAAAAAGTTGGCTCTCCAGAATAAGTTTCATATATTTAGGTATAAATTAATTAACAAATAAAAAAAGAAAAATGAAAAAAGTATTTTTAGTATTAGCATTAGTATCAACAGTTTTAGTTTCTTGTAAAAAAGTAGAAACAGAAGATACATGTTGTGTAGATTCAACAGCAGTAGTAGTTGATTCAGTACAAGTTGATTCAACAGCAGTTAATACAACAGCAGTAGATACTACAGCTAAAAAATAAAACACCTCCCAGTAGATATGTCCGCCAGTAAATTCTTTAAACAACGTGGGAATTGCGGCTCTCCCAATGTGGCTGGAATGTTTTATAAAATTACCAATGCTCGCTGTTAATTGAGAAGTAGAGTGTATTAATTTCCGAACAAGGGTTAGTAGTAGGAAGGCGCCACTCATTGCACTCAATCAGTAACCCTGAAAGACCAAGGTTGGTAATTAAAAAAGAGTCGATTGGTGTAAGTGGAAATCAATACCACATATGAGTAACATCGAGGCTGCCTCGGGATGAGGGTTCGAATCCCTCATCGACTCCAAAAATAGGTTAAACATTGAATACCTTTGTGAATTAAAAAGTTATCAAAGATAGTGACACTACTTTGAAAGGTCTAATAAAGTTAGATTAATTCACATAAAGATACTAACCCTGAATTGACAGGATAACAGACAAACCTTTATAAAGTTACTTTGCAGTAATGGAAGACTGGGAGTTATAAGTTGGAGTAATCCTAGATGTGTTGTACAGGTTGAGACCCTGCATACCGCCATAAATAAGGGTAGAATATTGGTTCTACACAACACAAATGAGTTCTCAGCAAGTAGTTAAAAGAAGGGTTTGAGCCCCTAATATATTGGAAACAGTATATAAAGTATAGCGATGAACGATACATTAACTACATGACCCTACTCTTATTAATCTTGAAAAATAGATTGCGTCACAAAGTCTTGGCTCATGGTGATATTAATTTATCACTCTTACGGCGGCTGGCTAATAAGACAAGAGGGTGCTAAAAATTAAAAACTACTTGAGTAAACGGATATGGTCAATCAACAATCCGAAGAAGGTGCAGGTAAATCAATATGATAAAGCGGGAAGTAATATCGCCTAGAATATAGTAAGGATATAGTTAATGGTTTTTAGAAGGATTGAATAGTTTTTAACATTAACGAAATTAGTCAGGTGGACGTAATGAGGGATGGTGCCCGAGTCCAGTTAAGTGGTTGTTTATCCGGTTCGAGTCCGGCCCTGACTACAATGAGATGATTACTCAGATGGTTGTATCTATCCTGAAAGATACCGACATACTCTTGGGCGTAAGGCAAGAGCGGGTTTTGAAATTCAGTAGCGCCGTTACGGAAACTGAGCTCGGAGGGCAACATACTTCGTGAGGTCTCATCAACCATAATTGCAAATAGTCAGGTGGCGGAAGGATTGGGGTGTCCCCGGTCGTGGTAGACGCTAATTGAAATGCACATTATAGAACACGATAGATACCGGCTAAGTAGTGTCTTATGCCTTTGGGTACTGGGTCTTAATAATGGAGATTGTAGGGATACAAGTATGGTGTTCGTACAGGTTCGAATCCTGTCCTGACTACAAATTAAACTACCGTTCTTTGAAATAAAACTTATAAATTATGACAGAAATTTTAGCATTTGTTTTAGGTGTTGGTGCAGTTGTTTTTGTATGGGTAGTTGTGGTAGCATTTAAGACAGCAAATAAAGTAAAAGAACTTGAAAAACAATTTCAAGCTCTAGACGCAGAGTTAAGCCAAAGAGACGAATTGGTAAATCGTAGAATTGATCAAGAAATTAATCGAGTAAATCAAAACTACAACGACTGTATTAGATATACAGACTCCAGAATAGATAAATTAGATGCTAAATTCTGCAGTGACGGAAAAGCATTAACTGAGAAATCAAAAGAATTTTTAAAAGGATAAATTAATCCAAAGAACGGTAGTAAAATACCTGTATTTATATAAAAACAGATGGCAGGAAAATTAAACACAGTAAAAAAGACATTACTTGTAAATATTCTAAAAGAAATAACACTTTCAGAATTATTTGATAGTAAACCATTTAAGACAGTTTTTAGAATAAGACCAGGGTTTGAAGCAGCCTATGAAACAGAAAGCTTTAAGGACTTACAAGGAAATACGGTAGATATATTGTTTCTAGAATCAGGAGAAGATATGTATGAAGTAGATTTTCAAGTAAATGGAAATAGTTTTAAAGCATCTGAAGTAGAATATAGTTTGAAGGACTATACAAGCTTGATAGCAACTGTAGCAGCAGCAGTAACACAGTTTCTAAACAAATACCAACCTTACGGAGTATTATTTAGAGGAGCAGATGATTTTGCATCGGTAGGTAAAAATCCTAACAAAAAAGGACAAAAAAATAGAATATACGATTATTTCATTACACAGTTAGGAGATAATGAAAATTACAAATTAGGAAGATATCCAGACGGAATAGGTCTTCAAAGGATTTAGTAGTTGGATCATAAAATAAAAGTTCGTATATTTATAAAATATAATAACAAGAAAAAAAAATATAAAAATAGTTGGACTGGAATGGAAAAGTTCATATATTTATATATAGAAACAAATAAAATGACAACAATTCAAAACATACATCAAGATTTATCTGTAATAGTAAGTAGAACACTTAATACGTGGTCGCAGCTGTTATGTGGGGATGTCATTTTAGGCTTTAGCGCATATAATAACGAACCGAAACAAACAAAAACCGGGATATGATATAAAAATACTTTATACATATAAATTCTAACAAGAACCCGGATCAAAAAAAAAAGATTCGGGTTTTTTATTAAAAAAAAGTTAAAAAAAGTTGCCTAATAGAAAAAAAGATCATATCTTTAGGTATAGAAATAAAGGGGCGGTGGTGAATGGTAAAGCACCGGAGGCATTCGGGATGAGGTTCGAGTCCTTAAAGTAAGCGGCAGCTGAAAAAGTATGGTACTATTGCAGGTTCGAGTCCTGCCTGCTCCACGAAAAGAGTTCATTGACATATTGGATAAAGCAAAAGGAGGTGTGGACAGTTGGTTGTCAAGCGGTCTTGAAAATCGTCGCCCGTGCATTCGGGTTGCAGGTTCGAATCCTGTCGCCTCCGCAATATTGGCTCATAGTGTAACGGTTAGCACAAAACACTTTGACTGTTTTAGTTCAAGTTCGAATCTTGGTGAGCCAACTGTAGACTTTTTGAAAAATTAGCCTATTTATAATAAAGAATAGGTATGGCTAACATCAAAGAGAATAAAAGATTTCATTTCACCTATAAGACGACAAATCTTATAAACAACAGGTATTACCTGGGAATGCATTCAACTAACCGTATAGATGACGGTTATTTAGGAAGTGGCAAGAGGTTGTATTATGAATTAAATAAATACGGTAGAGACAATTTTAAATTTGAAATACTGGAACAATTTGAATCGAGAGAACAATTAGTTCAAGCTGAGATTAATCTAATAACAGAACACGATTTAAAAAATCCAAACTGCTTGAATTTGAAATCAGGAGGTGAAGGAGGATTATCAAGCGAAGAACATAGGCAAAACTTCTTAGAAGGAAGAATCTGGGGAAGAGTTTTAGGAGGTATTAAAGCTCAAGAATTATTAAAAACAAACCCAGAAAAGAGAAAGGGTATGATAGAGAAAACAAAATCTACCATGAAAGAGTATTATAAAAACAACCCTGGGCACTTTACAGGAAGAACACATACTCTTGAAACCATTCAAAAAATGAAAGAAGCTAAGAGAGGCTATGGAAAAGATTCAGCAAATTCTCAATACGGGACTTGTTGGATAACAAATGAAGTTGAAAATAAAAAAATACACAAAGAAGATATAATCCCAGAAGGATGGAGATTAGGAAGAAAAATAAAAAAATAATTTCGGGTGGTAGAGGAGCCAGGTTTATCTCGCTGCACTTGGACCGCAGAGCACGTGGGTTCGAATCCCACTCACCCGACGAGAGAGACTGTTACTAATTCATAGAACTATAGAGTGTTTGCATAGAATTAGATTTTTTACCCTCGAAGCTCATGTGGACGGGCACTCCGCTTTTAACGGAGGGGTAGTTGGTTCGAGGCCAACCGGGGGTACAATAATAGTTCGCACTATACCACATAGGAAAGGAAGTGCATTTGCCTCCTTGGCGTAATGGAAGCGTATTTGTTTTACATGCAAAGGGTGCTAGTTCGATTCTAGCAGGAGGTACAAAAATGGGGATGATAGGCGATATCTAGCGGCAATTGGATATCCAGGTTCATAGCCATACTATGAAATGTTAATTTTGCCGAATTAATAGAGTAGTAGTTTCGTTAATAGTGTAGCGGAAGCACGCCGGCTGCGGAAGTCGGAGGGTAGGGTTCGAGACCCGTTAATGAGCAAAAATTAAGTTGGGTTCCCTAACAGTAACGGATTGAACCATGGTAAGTAAGCTGTAAGAATCTAGTAAGAAGTGGAAGATGGGTTCCCCACGACTTAATTTTAAATTGGGTGGTAAAAGTCGTTCGGATACGGCAGCGAGACTGTAAATCTCGTCCTTACAGGGAGTGGTTCGAGTCCACTGCCGCCCACAGAATAGTAGAGAAGGGTAGTTCGTTCCCCTACAACCTTTGCAAAGGTAAACGAACACATAAGGAGCTTTGGCAGATCAGGTGATTGCGCTAGACTGAAAATCTAGAGGAGCGGGATCGTTACCCGCAGGCTCCACAAATAAAGGGATTGTAGCTCCAGCGGTAGAGCAGGTGGCTGTTAACCACAAGGTCGGAGGTTCGAATCCTCCCAGTCCCGCAAAATAGGCGTATCATCTAAATGGTTAGGATATATCGCTGATACCGATACAATCCCAGTTCGAATCTGGGTATGCCTACAAAGTAGAATAAAGTAGTGTTGGCTCTACAGGAATGACGTCTTCCACAACACTCTATGGAAAGTAAACTAACAAGGTGTTAGGATGTCCTGCTAAGACAATCGCTCGATAAAACGGGTTCGTTTCGAATACGATGCTTTCCGCAAAAACCTGTTCCCCGTCCTCACAAAGCATCTAAGGAATGCAGGAGTAGAATAGTACGTTCGGGGCCTGAGTGGTAGGACACTTGATCAAAAAATCTAAAGTACAACGATAAGTTAACGGGTTCTTATCAACTACCGACTTGATCAGGTGATCGAAAACATCTCATAAGTGTTTTCAGAGTGGATCGTTACCACTAGTCGGTACAAGTAGAAGATTGGTGTAAAGGTTAGTTAGAGTGGACAGTTCATTACTTTGAAGCTACTATGTAGAACATCGAGAAAGTAGAATCTAATCGGCCGAACAGATTTGATGATATTGATTGTTGATCCAAAACATACCGTACGTGGAGTACGGAGTTCCAAAATCCAGGGTCTTTGAAAATATATGGTGGTTCTAGCTTAACAGGTAAAGTGCTTCACTGTGAATGAAGAGAACAGGGTTCGAGGCCCGGAATCACCCAAAATGCCTCCGTGATGGAACTGGAATACATATCGATCTTAAACGTCGAGTTTTGAGGGTTCGAATCCCTTCGGAGGTACAAAATTGATACAGTTTTAAGTTTTCTTAAAACGTGCCTATTTATAATAAAAGAATATGGTACACTTATCAAAAGAACAAATAGAAGAAGCATATACACTTTGTAAAAGCTCTCGAAAAGCTGCAAAACACTGCAAAGTAAGTTACGCCGCTTTTCAAAGAGTTGCAAAAGAGTTAGGGCTTTGGAGAACAAACCAGAGTGGGAAAGGATTAGCAAAATTAAAAAAACCGTACCTAACACCGGAAGACATTTTTCAAAAAGGAAAACATATTACCGGAGGTGTCTTAAAGAGAGTACTACTGACAGAAAGAAAATGGGAATGCGAAGAGTGTGGAATATCGGAATGGAGAGGAAGTGCACTACCGTTGGAGATTGATCATATAGACGGTGATACTTCCAACAACCTGAGAGATAATCTAAAAATACTATGCCCAAACTGCCATGCTCAGACACCAACATGGAGAAGTAGTAACAAAGGAAATACTTATAAAAATATAAGTGATGAGGATTTTTTAGAAGCATTAGAGAGTACAAATAGTATTAGGCAAGCCCTAATAAAACTAGGAATGGCTCCAAAAGGAGGAAACTATTCTAGAGCATATCAACTACTCTCAGGTAAATAGAATAACTGGTCTTATAGTTTAATTGGAAAAACTTATCGCTACGAACGATAGAACGTAGGTTCGACTCCTACTAAGACCTCAACTGCCCTTATAGTTTAATTGGAAAAACTTATCTCTTCTAAAGATACGTTACTTGTTCGAATCAAGTTAAGGGTACAAAAAAAAATCGTCTCAACCATGTTGAGTTAATTAGATGCTGCAGCTCTAAGTAGGTTAAGCGATATCCTGCAAATGCGTTCCACAGACAAGGTGTCGGTACGGTCTCCAAAACTGTTACGGCTGGGTTCGATTCCTAGGGTTCGCGCAGAAGACGGAGAACAGAGTAAGGATTAAATTCCGTTAGGCTACCCCTTACTAGTTTCTCCTGAAGAAATTGTTTCATTAAAAATTAAGAAATCATGAGTAAGTACCAAAAAGCACTAGTAGTGGATTCAAGCTTTATCGCAAGATCAGTTATAAGCACAGAACGAGCATTTGTGATTTCTTATAAAGGTAATGCTGAAGTAATAGCTGAACATCCAGAAACATTTAATCTAGTAAATCCTGAATTAATAATTTATAAACCTTCTATTATTAGAGTATTTACATATGTGAAACAAAATATTCAAAAAGTTCCTCTAACAAGAGAGAATGTATATAGAAGAGATAATTACGAATGTGTTTACTGTGGTTGTTCAAACCAAAGAACATTAACATTAGATCATGTCATTCCTCAATCAAAAGGGGGAAAAGATAGTTGGGATAATTTAGTTACAGCTTGTAAATCATGTAACAGTGAAAAAGCAGACTTAACATTAGAAGAATACGGAAAAGAAATTCCAGAACCAAAACGTCCACATTATCTGATGTTAATGAAGAGTATGACATATATACCAAAAGAATGGGAAACTTTTTTATTCTTTTAGTGAAAAAGTTTGGAAAACCAAAAATAAGTTCGTATATTTAAGTATAAGAAAAAAGATAAAAATGAAAATAAAAGACTTTACATTGATAAATCAGTATACAGATGCAGATGGACATGGTTGGAATACTTACGAATTAGAAACACCAAATTTATACTTTACTTTTGATATGGAAAGAAAGACAAAAATAGTATACAGTTATATGTGGAGAAATTCAGAAGGGGAAGGACATGAGGATACTAAAACCCATATAACAGATTTAGGAACTATTATACAGGATTTAGATAAATAAAGAGTATGAAATACCCAGTATTGATTATTAGAAAAGATGATAATGAAGAATTTATACATTTAGGAAAAGGGATATACAGAACAAAATGGGGGATTATTAATAATTCAATCTCAGAAACTTCATTAGATTCTTTTGATAATACTAGATTTATATTTTATTATAAAAAGTAGAAGTGAGTTCCAATCTCACCTGATCCAGCGATGGGTCGGTAGTTTAGTAAGGGAAAAACATACTTTTTAAAAAAACACCTGCTACGTAACGCACGATCGACGACACGTACTATCTGGAAGGTCAGATCAGGTAAATTTGGGCAATTGGTCGATTGGTTTAGGCACAGGATTGCAAACTCTGTCAGGTTGGTTCGATTCCAACATTGCCCTCAAAAAAAAGATTAAAAAAGGTTTGGCTATCGAAAATTAATTTCGTATATTAAATCATAATAAAAAGGTCATTGAAATATTGGATAAAGTAAAAAATAAAATAGAGTCCGTGATGACAATCAATTTTATTTGAGACGTAGAAGGAGTAAACAGGTTGTTGCTGTAAACCAATTTACTATTAGCTTAAATAAAAGACGTGTAGATGGTGTTAAAACCGTAGCGTTATAACAATAGATTAGTACATAGTGAATACAGCGTTCTATTTTATTAATTGCCCGAGTGGTGGAACGGCAGACACGCTTGACTTAGGATCAAGATATTGCGGGTTCGAATCCCGCCTTGGGTACAAAATTTAAAATCACTTGCTTGAAGATAAACAATAATGGAGTAGTTAAACACCAGCATTCGTGCCTAATAAAGCACTTGTAGATTATAAACTGTACTAGCAGTTGTGTTTATTGTAGAGATAGGTAACAAAACCGTATTTTAAGTTAGTAGGTGCTAACTACTATTCCCTAGAATTGGACAAGTGATTTAAAAATAAAATTAGAGTTAGCTTATAGTAAAGCACCCGTGCCAGCGTAATGTATCTCGGGAAGAACGGATACGAGAACCGGCTCTAATTAATTTGCTTCTGAAACATAAATGGTAATGTACTTGATTTGTACTCAAGAAAACGGGGTTCGATTCCTCGCAGAAGCTCAAAAGATGAATTCGATCACACCCAGGGTTAGTGATTTAATTAAAGGATCCATTCAGTATACAAGGCTGAGATTCATCTTAAACTGCGGTTATAGTATAACGGCTATTACGATGGTTTTGCAAATCATAAATTGGAGTTCGATTCTCCATAGCTCCACAAATAAGGTCTATTGGTCCAGGGGAATGGATGCCTGCCTGTCACGTAGGAGACCCGGGTTCGAATCCCGGATAGACCGCAACAATGGCGGGTGGATCCGGTTGGTATCGGGGGTAGTCTCATAAGCTACATTAAACGTGGTTCGATTCCACGACGTCGCAACAAAGCCGGTTTTGACACTCCGCTCATGGGAGGCCAGTTTTCTGGAGGAGAAAATTAGGTTGCACCAGTGAGGGTTTTAAAAGTTTGTACCGACAAAGTATGGGTTTTGCCTGCAAAGCGTGTTTACTGCTTATAAACACAACTTGAAACTACAAAAAGGGGTGTAGGTCGGCTTTAACTGAACCCCTTATTTTTATTTTTTACCTTAAATGGTTAGAGCAGCTCACTCTATTTTTTTGTAAAACTGGACTATTTATAATAAACAAGAATATGGAACAGTTTATATGCAGATATTGTAGCAGTATAAGAAAGAATGGAAATTCTTTAAGGAATCATGAAAGGTTATGTAGACATAATCCAAATAGGCAGGAAATAAAATCAAACCTAGTAGAATATAACAAAAAAAGACAGTCAGGAGAGATTACAGTCTCACATACAAACCAATATACAAAAGCAAAAGCATTAGGCCTCCCAAAACCAGAAGTGTCAAAAGAAACCAGAAAAAAGTTATCTGAGGCAGGGAAAAAGAAAGTATGGACACAAGAAATGAGAGAGGAAAGATCTAGGGTTATGAAAGAAGTAGTCCTAAGAAATCCTCAATCGTATTCAGCTTCAAATGTATGTGGAAGAACTAAAATTACAGAGTATAAAGGATTTAAGTTAAACGGTAGTTGGGAAGTATCAGTCGCTAAATGGTTAGACGATGAGGGTATTATCTGGACAAATAAAATTACTGTACCGTTCAGTTATCAGTGGCAAGAAAAATTACACTTATACTTTCCTGATTTTTATTTACCGGAAAAAGATCTTTATATAGAAGTAAAAGGATATGAAAGAGATAGGGATAGGGCAAAATGGAAGGTAGTTCCTAATTTAATAGTACTGAAAGCAAAAGAGATACAGCAAATACAAAAGGGCCTATATCGCCTCTGACTCATAATCAGTAGAAAGCGTAATTGGTCACATGGGAGTTCAAGTCTCTCTAGGCCCACAAAATTTATCCAATATGAGAGCAATTCCTTCATCTCCAATGTAGTACTTGACTAGTTCAAGTATTATGACTCAGAAATTGAGAATTTGGAGAGTAGTTCCTACCAGTAGTGCTGGTGTTCAGGCTCCCACGTTTTTTGTTGAAACAACAGAGAACGGACGAGAAGAAGCAGAAAAATCTGCAAACCTACAAGCAAGACAAAAATCTAGCTTGGGTAAGTTTAACAATTGGTATTTTGATTTAACAAGAATGAATGTCAGAGTTGACAAACATGGGAGGTATATCAAACATCACCAATAAGAAATATTCGGAGAAAGGTTTGGAAACCTGAACCTTTCTTCTTATATTAAAGTATAAATCAAAATTAAAAAGTTATCATATGAAAAATTCGTTATCGTCAAAAGGTTTATCAATGTCTCAAGCACAATCAATTTCAAACTTGTGCAATCAAAGAGCAAAAGAAATTACTAACAAATTAGCGGATGTTAACAATGTTTCGAAAACATTAGTAATTAACTCAGAAACCTACACTGAGACTCAAGGTAATCCAATGCCTGCAAATGTAGTAGAATTGTTAATTGAAAAAGCAAGACTATCTGCTACACAAGCCTTTTTGATGGAGAACATCAAAGCGAAAGACGAATTAATCAAAAAGATCCAATATGATGAATTTGAGTATAATGTAGATGCTCCTGAAAGACCAAAAACTTTTAAAAAGGATTTACCTTCACTAGTTGACGAGAATTGGGGTTGGAGTCAATTAACAACTGCTGAATACAATGAGTATTTAGAAGCTGAAGCGTATGCTTCACATATTGGTCAATTTATCCACAAAGGAGGTAAATTAGATAAGTTAAGAGCAGAATTACCTACCATTAAAACTTTAGAATTTATGGAGATTGAGGTAGGAAAGAAAACTCCTATGAAAGTATCAATTCACCATACTTCAGAGCATTTACTTGAACTTCATGAACAATTAGCAGCTCTACATAGAGAGTATGAGCAAAAAGTAAATTACTTTAAAGCTAAAGTAAAAAATTCAGTAACAACTGAAAATGCTCGTATTGCTAAAGAAAGAGCAGACATTCAAGCAGAAGTGAATGAAATCAACTCAAAACAAGATGTTGAGTATAAAAATGCTTACGATAAGTGGGCATCTGAATATAAAAAAGCATCTGAAGAGTTTGAAGAAAATCGTCAGAAAAGAATCCAAGAAGCTGCCAATTTAAAAATAGATGTAGCAGAAAGATTCCAGCCTGTAGTTGATATGTTTTTAAAACAATTAAAATAATTAAAATAACATGGATTTCTTAATAGAAGTAACAGAAGAGAACTTACCTAAACTAAAAGATAGGTATTATAAATTCGGTTCAGCTGAATTGCAAATAGGAGATAAAATAGTATTCATAATGATTGGGAATGAAGCCGAAAACGGAGATCGCTTAATATCTATTCGATCGTGTGTAGTAGGTTCGGATAGTTTTTTGCATCTACTGACAGATAAAAAATAATTTGGTACTTACATGGTAAGCAAAAGCCAATCCATGTAAGTTTTATGTCGGGAGTGAAAAGATTTTTATGATCATATAGCAAGATAAGATTTATTAATCATACTACTAAAATGGCAAGACTTCGGTCACGCCCTATAACTTTCGCTTCCACTACACCTTTTAAAAACTGAGATAGAACTCAATCGTTAAACAAGTTACTGAAAGCTCATAGAGAAAGAGGAATCTTTATCACTAGACAGATAATTGGTTAACAAAAAGAGACTTAGTTTTTGTCTTTGCCTTTGAGGTAGAGGAAGGTTTTTGACATTGATTTAGTATTTGACATCGTCTATATACTTTTTCTCCCGACAACATATATTTATTCTAAAATATAGAAAATGAGTAGTAAATCTACATTAATGGTACCTATCCTAAAAGAAATCTTAATGAAAGAGATAGGAGAAGCAAATCTATCTCCATTAGATTGGAAACAGGTATCGCCTGAACAGTACAAGTTTTTAGTAGATATAAATGATTTCACTGAAGTTGTTAATGTTGATTTTGAAGAGATATCAGATGAAACGAGTATAGAGTATTATCTTCCTCCATTATATAGAAATGTACCTTATTTTTATAACATAGCTTATGAAGTATCAGGATCTGAAATACAATTTGCAGAAAGTGATATGAAAACTTTATTAAAAATATTATCTACTATAGTTGATATTGTAAAAGATTTTATAAAGAAAAATCAACCTGAAGTAATGTTTTTACAAGCTATTGAGAAAAATGATACATCTAAACAGAAAGCTAATTTGTACCAAGCCTTCCTAAAACAAGGGATAAAACAATTACCAAGATATAAAACCGATACTTATAGAGACGGGAATATAATTGTAAAAATATAAATTTTTTTTAAAAATAATCACAAAAAGGCTTGCTTACGCAGGTCTTTTTTCGTATATTTAGGTATAAGAAAGAAGTTATGAAACGTGCTATTATAAAAAATATTCCCTCTAATCCAAGAGAGCTGTACGACTATGCTTTAAGTAAGTCTTTTCATTTTTGGATAGATGAGAAAGGAACAGCAAAGCATCCTAGTGTTTGGACACGAGAACCTAGTGACCTATCGTACGAAGAGGCATTTAAAATTATACAAGCAAATAAACCTCACTGGGTTATTTCATTTCGTAATGAAAGTTACTTAATGAAAAATGGTGTAGATTATTGGGAGTTTGGAGGAAGCAATATTGGGAGCAATAATTACGGAGAAGTTTTTATTTGGATAAAAGTATCGATAGAAGAAGGATATAAAATATTTGAAAAATTTAATTTAGAAATAAAAGAATATTAAAGGTTATGAAAGAACAATTAATAACATTTGAAACAGCTAAATTAGCTAAAGAAAAAGGATTTGATATAAAGACAAAATATTCATGGTACGTTCCAGATAATTCAAAACCTATTATAGAAAAACATAAACCAGATGGGTTATATTACTTATCGTGCCCGACTCAATCACTTCTTCAAAAATGGTTAAGAGAAGTTCACAACATTTACGTGGAATCCTACCATGATCTGTCATCAGATGGAAAAAGTGTCCAATTTTATACAAGTTGGGGATTCTTCCAGCAAAAAGATATTAACGGTATTCAAAATGTTAATGGATGGTATGATGAATATAATGATTATAAGACTTACGAAGAAGCATTAGAAGTTGGACTACAAGAAGCCTTAAAAATAATTTAATATGAAAGAACAATTAATAAGTCTTAAAACAGCTAAATTAGCTAAAAAGCAGGGTTTTAGGGAAAGATGTCATTACTTCTTTAATGAAGGTAGTGGATGGAAGGTACAAGAAGATTACATGTTGAGACAAGATAAAATTATTGAAGCACCTTCACAATCCTTTCTTCAAAAATGGTTAAGAGAAGAGAAAGATATACTAGTAGAAGTTACATTCAGTAATAGGTTGTCTAGAAAATTGTATGAGGCTGCTCATGAAAAACCAAGTTTAAATTTTTCATGGAAGATTTATACATCAATAAAAGACTCAGAACATATTTTCAATGAATTTTGGTCAGATGATACTTTTGAGACATACGAAGAAGCATTAGAAGAAGGATTACAGAAAGCATTAAAAATGGTAAGGTAATGAAAAAAATTTAATATGAAATACGAAACAATACCTCACAAGATTTTCATAAAAGGAAGAAAATACAGATCAGACAAAACTTTAGTATTATGTACAAAGACAACTTGTAATTACTCTACAGAATGTTTCCAAGGAGTAGTAGTAGAGTCAAAAGAGTATGCAATTGGTTCATTCAGTAAAACTTGGGTTCCAAGTGTTTTCGAAGAAGTAATTGAATAAAAAGTTGGCTCCTTAGGAGAAATTTCATATATTTAGGTATAAATTTAAAACAAAGGTTATGAAGGAATTGTTTCTTTTACGAGGATTACCTGGCGCAGGTAAATCAACATTAGCAAAATCATTAGAAAGTGTGTTTTGTTACGAAACTGATAAGTACTTTGAGAATGAGGATGGAGAATATAATTTTGATCCTACTAAACTTAAACAAGCACATCAATGGTGTCAAGACAGAGTAGCAAAAGCAATGAATGCCCCTAATGGATTTCCACCACCAAGAATCGTAGTATCAAATACATTCACCATGGCTTGGGAAATGCAACCATACTATGACTTAGCAGAAAAGTACGGATATAGAGTTTATTCGCTTATAGTGGAGAATAGACATTCAGGTGTTAATTCTCATGGAGTACCAGAAGAAAAATTATTACAAATGAAACAACGTTTCGAAATTAAATTATAAAAAATGGAAAATAACAACAGTGTATGTTTCGTAGCAAGAATCAACGAAATAAAAGCAATTGAAGGTGCTGATAACATCGAACAAGCAGTTATCGGTGGATGGAATTGTATTGTAAAAAAAGGAGCACATCAAGTAGATGAATTAGTAGTATGCACTACTACTGATGCAGTTATTCCATCAGAAATTTCTGACAGTATTGGTGTAACCAATTATCTAAGAAAAGGAAATAGAGTTAGAACTGTAAAATTAAGAGGAGTTTATAGTGAATGTTTAATCATCTCTCTAGACAGTTTACCGCAAATGAAAAAATTCTTTTCAAAAGGAATTGGATACTACTGTGAAGAAGGTCAAGATATGATGGAACATTTAGGAATCACTAAATGGGAACCTCCAGTTAAACAAATTCAATTGGCTTCAGGTAGAAAAATCAAGTATAAGGATAATCAAAACTTCCATATCTACTACAAATTCCCAAACCTTAAAAACGTAGCAGGAATGTTTACTGAAAAAGACGATGTTCAGATCACTAGAAAGATTCACGGAACTAACGCAAGATACGGTATTGTAAAAAAATCTAAATTATCATTCTGGGATAAAGTAAAAAAATTCTTTAGACTTGCCGATAAATGGATTGATTATGAATACGTGTATGGTTCTCATAATGTGGAGAAAGGAAGTGACTCACAAGGATTCTATTCAACTGATGTTTGGAGAACAATTGCTGAAAAATATAATATCAAAGAAAAACTTTGGGAACTAGTCAAAACCGTTAACCCAGAAGACATAGGATCAGGGATAGTACTTTATGGAGAGATTTACGGAGCAGGTATTCAAAAAAACTACGACTACGGTCTAACTGATATCCAATTTGCAGGATTTGATTTTACTGTAAATGGTAAATATGAAACTCCTGATGGAGCTAAATTTATAATTGAAGATCGTTTAGATTTACCTCACGTAGAAGTACTGTACAGTGGATATTGGAATCAAGAAACTCAAGACAAATTCACATTTAATAACTTCATTGAAGGAACTAAAGTACCACATGAAGGGATTGTAATTAAATACTTTACAGGTGAACGTCAAAAAGTAGCAAAAGTAATCAATCCAGATTATTTAATCTATGGAGAAAAACATGATGTAGGAGATTCACATTAAAAAAATAATTAAGAAAAAGCTTGGATTTCCGAGCTTTTCTTCTTATATTTATATATTAATTTTAAAACAAAAAGGTTATGTATTACAAATTCAACAAAGAAACATTATTACCTGAAAAAGTTAATGTAACAAGTAAAACATTAATAGGAATAGGAGTTGTGATAGGGTTATTTTTAGTGCTAGGATTCACAACAAAACCACAAGACAAAATCCAAACTCTATCCCAAGAAGAAAAACTAATTGTAATTAGAGAATACAACGATTTTTCAGAACAAAAATTAATTGAAAAAATCAAACAATTAAATTTTAGATACCCTCACATCATTTTAGCACAAGCTAAATTAGAATCAGGTAATTTCAAATCAACTATCTTTTTAGAAAACAAAAATATGTTTGGTATGAGGGAAGCTAAATTAAGAGCTAATTTAGCAAAAGGTACAAATAGGGCACATGCATATTATGATTCATGGCAAGAAAGTTTATATGATTATGCTTTATTTTACAGCACATACTTATATGATATTAAAACTGAAGGAGAGTATTTCGGGTATTTAGAACAATACTATGCTGAGGATCCAACATATGTTCAGAGATTAAAACAAATGATTAAAAAACAAGACTTAAAAAATAAATTCTAATGAGTATTATTAAGAAATTCAAAATAGGGTCAGCTCGTTTCACTTGGGTTCTGAGACATAGATGGGAAAAAGATAAGGGCCTTACCAACTACACAGTTTGGGAAATGAGAAAAAGATACAAACTGGGATTGTGGTGTGAGAAAAATGAAGTAGTAGGCCCTGTTCGAAAAGGAAAACATAAAGATGAAACAGTAAAAAACACTTTTACTCAAAGTAACCATGTAAATAATTACACAATTGGACTAGATTTAATTGTATGTAAAACATGGATCAGTTTTACATTTAAACCAACATTAGGGATAAAGATATGACATTAATAGAAAAACTTTTACCTAAAATGTATTGTTATTTCGGTAGTGGAATGTTAACAAATACTTATGACGAAAATGTAGCTTTACAAAACGCTAAAGAATGTGAAAAAATAGCAGATGAATTTACTATTGAGTTTGCAGAATGGTTGAAAGACAAACCAAGGAGTCAATTCAACCGAGAATCACTAGAACAATTTAAAAAAGAAAAAGGATTATGAAACATAGAATATACTTAGATGATGTAAGAACACCAGTTGATCCATCTTGGATTGTAGTAAGAAATTATGAACAATTTGTAGATACAGTTACATATCATGGTTTAGAAAACATCGAATTGATCTCTCTAGATCATGACTTAGGAGATACAGCAATGCAAGAATGGCACAGAAATGTTTATCACAACTACGAATTGAATTATGATAATATTAAAGAGAAAACTGGAATGGATTGTGTCAAATGGTTAGTCAATCAGTGGCTTGATGGAGCTCCTGTTGTTGATGTTGTAATACATTCAGCAAATGCAATTGGTAGTGCTAATATGATGGGGTATATTAACAACTACAGACACATACATCGTTTACCTCAGAATTGTGTAAGAGTACAAATTGAACATACAGTTTAAAATAATTAAGAAAAAGCTTGGATTTCCGAGCTTTTCTTCTTATATTTAAGTATTAATTTAAAAAGATAAAAGGTTATGGAAAAAGAATTTATCCCTTACGAACAAGCATTAGCTTTAAAAGAATTAAGGTTTGATGAACCTTGTTTACTCAGAATTCAATACAGTTCTGGTTACGATGTTTTCACAGGAAGGAAATTTCAAAACTCTATCTGGCTAGGAAATGGATATGATGCAGAGATTGATGATAAGAAAATGAAATATAAATTTCCCAAACATTCTAAAGATGAGTATGATCATTTAAAAATTCCTATCTACCAACAAGTATTTAGATGGTTTAGAGAGAAGTATGATTTACACCCAAGTATAGAATCATACAATCAAGATGAAAATGGTAATGATATTGAATATACCTATACTTACTGTGTTGTGACTAATAAAAATCTTCCTAAAGAATGGAATAAATTTTATAATACATACGAAGAAGCAGAACTTGAATGTTTAAAGAAATTAATTGAAATTGTTAAAGAGAAGTAATATGGAAGATTTTTTCAAAGACTTAAAAAACCGACCAAGACCAAATTTCTTTAGAAAAATATATCTCTGGTGGTATCATGAAGGAAGATATTATCACAAGTATTTTAAACAAGGTGTTAAAAACATTATCTACTGGTTTCCAGTTATTTGGAAGGATCGTAACTGGGATGATCACTACATCTTCGATATTTTAAAACACAAACTTAAAGCACAAGCCAAATATATTGGTGATAGAGACTGGCATACAAGAGCACAGCTTGATGCTAAAAGAATGAGACTATGTGTTAAATTAATCCAATTAGTACAAGATGAGACCTACGCGATGGAGTATATGGATTACCATAAAGATAGAGTATGGTTTACACCTTGTGAAGACAAACCAGAATATAACCAATATAACTCAGAAGTAGTAAAAGATAATTTTGATGAGTTTTTCAAAAAGTACCCTCTTATATATAAAAGGGTTATGAAAGGAGAAGGACCGTTTACTTTAGATGGAAGAAATGATTCTGAAATGAAAAAGAAAGTAGCGATGAATATTTCCTATATTAATCATGAAAGAGCAAGAAAGTTATTATTTAAAATAATGGAAGAAAACATAGAAGCCTGGTGGGACTAGGTTATTTTATCTAAATATTTATCTAAAATCCACTCTTTAACCAATAAAGCATAACTAGAAGAAATATTATGAGAGTATCGGTTTAATTTAGAGATATTATCTGAAGAAAAAAGAGGATGAATGTTATCCAAATGGTTAATAATCCAAACAGGAGTGTCTGGTTTAAACCAAGTTAAAGGAATTTTATGATCTACATGAATGTTATTCCAACTCATTCCATTTTGAAACTGGTTTTCAATATGTTGTTTAAACTTAGCTAAAGAATAACCTAACATAGATTCGGTTTTACTATTTTTATTTTTACCTTTATATATTAAACATCGATATAATATAGATCTCCATTTAATTATATGTTTTTTATCTTGATTCCATTTTTTATTATAAACTTTATTATATTCTATGTTATATTCTAATATTTTATCTTTATTATTTTTATTATAATTATGTCTGTATAATTTTTGACAAGATTTACATTTATTATTAACTCCTAAAGAACATTTTTTATTCTTTATAAAATTAATAATAGGTTGATTTATGTTACAAAATACACAAGTTTTAGTAATAATCTCCATAATATTATATATAATATAAATATATTAAGAATCAAAAAAGGTGGGATTAAAATTAAATTTTTATGAAGTTAATCAAATACATACTCATATTCTTCACACTCTCCATTCATAGTCAACAACATATTTTAATAGGAGACTCACAAACATACTTTTTAGCCAAACATTCAACTAAAATTAAGCGAGTATCTAAACTATCACAACCTAATATAGGCGTAGTAAGGTTGGCCAGTAAATTACGTTTATATCCTGTTTCTCCACATGTTAACACCGTGTCTGTGTGTATTGGAGTAAATGATGGATACAAAGATAAAGGTGTGCAACAACTACTTGTTAGAATTAAAAATACATTTCCAAATGCTAAAATTTACATCATACAAGGATCTTGGGGATGGGGTAGAGTAAGAAGAGTAAACCAAAACACTCTAAACAAATACTACAAACAATACATTGATTTTGGATGTATTTTAATATCTCCAGCTATTGGAAGAGGTGACCCACACAAAGATAAAAACATTTATAAAATTATCATGAAAAGTTTGGAGAGTCAAATGTAATTTCGTATATTTAGATATAAATTTAAAAACAAAGGTTATGAAACATCTACTAACATTACTAACAATTCTAACACTGATTTCATGCTCAGTGGAACAGAGAATCAAAGAACATTCCTATACTCAGGAATGGTACTTTCACCAAGGAACAAGATACCAGGTCTATAAAACAAGAACTGGAAGACATTACATTATTGTTGTAAATAGAAATCAAACAAGACTAAAAAGAAAATATATTAGATTATGATTTGGATTTTATTATTATACGTTTTACCATTAGTGGCAAATATATTAGGATTATACTATATTATTAAAAGAGATAGAGGAACTATAAAAGACTTTGTAAAACAATTACTTTTTCTTTTTATCCCAGGATTTAATATTTTAATTATGCTAGCAGGAATATTTTTTGCAATAGAAGCCTGGATTGTAAATAACGATAAATTGCAAGACTTTTTAAATAGGAAATTATGAAAAAAATAACATTTCTGTCAGACACACATACACGACAAGGACTAATCCCAATGGAAGATTTACCAGGCGGAGACATTCTTATCCATGCAGGAGACATAATGAATTCAGGGTACAACAAAAATGACATCTTCGATTTCTTATACTGGTATGATTCCATTCCAGGCTATGATAAAAAAATATTCATAGCAGGTAATCATGACAGAATGTTTGAGAATAACCCAGAAGAAGTAAAAGAAATTTTAAAACAATATTCAAACATAATTTATCTACAAGATGAGTTATATGAAATTTATGACTTAGAAACAGATAAGAGTATTAAGATTTATGGATCACCATGGCAGCCAACTTTTTTCAATTGGGCTTTCAACTTACCAAGAAAAGGACCAGGGTTAATGAGTAAATGGCAAGCAATTCCTCAAGACATAGATATCCTAATCACACATGGTCCTGCATTTGGGTTTGTAGACACAGTAGCGGGTCGTCCTTATGAAAATTTAGGATGTGAATTATTAGCAGAAAGAATACCAGAAACTAAAGTAAAAATCCATGTCTGCGGCCATATCCATTCAGGGTATGGAATAAAAACATCTTACGGAACTCATTACATAAATGCTTCAGTATTAGATGAACAATACGAGTATACTCAGAAACCATGGAATGTAGAATGGGACCCAGAAACAAATGAAATAATTGTAAAATAATTGGAAAAAGGCTTGTTTATTCAAGTCTTTTTTCTTATATTTAGATATAATTAATTAAGCAAAGGTTATGGAAGAAGAAATTTTATTAGAAAGAGCAACATTTGAATTCTCACAAGAGGCAAATTGTCTATCACACCCAGATGCAGCTGAATTTTTAACAATTGAATGTGAAAGTGATTTAGGAATTGATAGGGGTGAAGGATGTTTTTATGTTTTAAAGACAGAAAAATGGTCCATAAATGATGAGCAAGATTTAAAAAAGTTATTTGATAGAATACAAAAAGTAATTAAAAAATAAAGGTTATGGAAAAAGAATTTATACCTTATGAACAGGCATTAGCTTTAAAAGAATTAGGATTTGATGAACTTTGTTTTGGACATTATCAACAAGAATGGGATGATGACGAAATAAATGAATTAGAGCCAAGTTTACATATGATTTTTTCAAAACAACATCAACATGCTTTTCAATCATGCACAGCTCCAACATTTTCCCAATCATTTAGATGGTTTAGAGAGAAATATGGTTTATCACATACTATTCATTTAAAAATGTCATATAATAAAAGAAAAATTTGGTATAATATACATGAACTAGATAATAGATTAATAAAGAGTAAATTTTTTAAAGATTATCCAAGAGGGTTTTTCAAAACATACGAAGAAGCAGAACTTGAATGTTTAAAGAAATTAATTGAAATTGTTAAATAAAAATAAAGGTTATGTTTAGAAGAACTAGAATTAAAATTGCTAAAAAATTTAGACACAATTTAAGTCAAGAAGATTTAAGAGGTTATAGAAACATCTTAAAGTTACTATATCATCCTAAAGCTGAAACACCTTTAAAAGATCCTGATGTCTCAAAATACTTTATTCAAGTACCTTCCTTACATCTTGATTTAATTATTGATACAGAAAAAGCAGAAATTGTTAATACAAAACAAATATACCCTCTCAACCTTGATAAGAAGGTAACAGAGCGTGCTGTAGAAAAAATCAAAGAAGAAGTATCAAGACAGAGAGCAGACCTTGAAGACACAATCAGAGGAAAAAAAGATACAATTTTAGATAAACTTTATAATCAGATAAAATGGTAAAAACATTAACGACAGTGACAGTGAATGGAAATGAAATTGCATTTGTAAAAGATAGAGAACATTATTTCATTTATTGGGGAGAACAAGGAAAACCCAAAGCAAAAAAGAAAATAACTACTCCATCAGGAAGAAAACCATCACAAAACTCAGCACACAAACAATTTTTAGAAGCAGTAGAAGCAACCAAAACATTAAAATTCAGCAGACTATAATGGCAGCAGAAAGCAACACACCGGTAGATATTGAAGTATGGATTGAGAAAGTAATCAATTCATGTGAGACATTAAAGCATCGTACTAATGCTAAGAGGTTAGTAGAGATCTATATAAGAAGATTACAAGGGGAAGGAATGCCTTATTACCAAACTACACATATCAATGATAAGTTTGAAGATTTATTATGGAAAATAAAAGAAGTAATTTAAGAAGTACAGAGTAATGGAGGTAACTAGAAAATACGTAGATTTTATTTTAGAGAATATTATCAAAGATAGTATCACAGTTCAGCTTTATAAACCATGTGAAGATGGTAAGAGAATGTATGTTAAGCTAGGCCCTACCGTACATTGTAAAATAAACATTAAGGTACTTGAAAAGTACACAAGATCTGCTAAGCTGAAGTTAACATTTGATAAATATGAAGTAGAAGAAATCTTTTTCATACCTTACAGTTCTTCTCCAGATTCTATTGATTTAAAGACAAGAAATAAGATTGAGAAAATTGTTAATAATACATTTACTGAAGATAATAGAGCTGAAGACATTAAAGAGATGTATGTACAAAGAAGTAAAATGATGTTTAGTGGTATTTCTAGATACTTAAAAGAACTTAAGAAAGATGACGATAGCCAAATTCTCCCATAATGGAAGAGGATCAAGACAATTACGATAAAGCACAAGAAACATTTAATAAGTATAAAGATGAATAGAAACATAGTAGAATTATTAGGATATTACGGAGACGATACAACACATGCAAGTAGCGCTTGGACTTCAACTTCAAGAGACTTAACTCCTGAAAAACTAGGAAGAGTAGAAGCATTATTGGCAATGCTTGCAAAAGAAGGGCATCACACTCCTTTCGAAAAAAGTAGTTTACATTTCTTAGTTAATGTAGATCAAGCAACCCACATTCACCTACTAAAACACCGTATAGGTGTTAGTATAAATGGAGAGAGTGCTAGATATAAGGAATTAAAAGAAGATAAATACTATCTCCCAGAAGACTGGAAAGGATCAGGAGAAAATGGAGATGTTCTTACATACTGGTATGATGAGTTAGAAAGTTTAACTAGAGATGCTAATGAATCATATCATAAATGTCTTGAAGATCTTACACCAGTATTAGGAAGAAAAAGAGCTAAAGAAAGTGCTAGATTCTTTAAAACATTCAACTCTCAGATTACCATGGATATTATGTTTAACTGGAGATCTTTCTATCATTTTCAAAAACTAAGAAATGATGAACATGCACAAAAAGAAGTAAGAGAATTAGCACAGCAAATGCTTGATCTGGTAAAAAATATTGAAGGAAATCCTTTTAAATATACTATAAAAGCCTTTAATTTATAAAATGAAAGCACAGAAAGCAAAAGTAAGAAAAATAGTAAAAGAATATAAAGATGCTACTGCTAAAGAAATTTGGGAAGGAGTAAGAGATAATTTCTTATTTGCTTTCATTGGAGCCACTTTAGTTGTATTCATAGCAACAAAAACTGATATAGCAGTTTTGCTAGGATATTTATCCTATTATGGATTCATGGGTAGAATTTTAAATAGACCAAAATATGTAACAGATTTAGGAAAACTGATTGTATTTCCTATACCTTCAGCGATAGGAGCATTTACAGGATATAAATTAAGTTACATTTTATTACAGTACATATGAGAATACATATCCCAGTTGCAGACCTTTCTCCGGAGATACAGGAGTTATATACTCAAGAAAGACTAGGGTATTTTGGAATTGATTACCAGTATAACAATATAATAGCAGGAGAGAGAAAAGAATCAATACACTTAGATGAGAAGTGGAAAGAGATAGAAGTATTTAATTTCACAAAGTATCTAAAAATGGATAATAGATTCAGTAGCTATGAAATACACCTTACACCCCAGGAAATAATAATAGAAATAACAGTATAAGTATGAATTTTATAACAATCTCTCAGTATTTATACCAAAAACAGAACCAATGAAACTTACAGAAATCCTAAACCAATTTATCCTTGAAAGTCATATAAATACTGATTTAGAAGAAGCTAAATTCTTTGAATTAAATGAACTAAAAATTGATGAACTTAACTCATATTCATACAAAGAGTCTTCACATCAGGATGTTTTAGGATTTAACAAAGCTTGGGAATTTGAAGATAGATGTGGAAATCTTATAGTAACGGTATATCTAGAAGGAACAGGAGAGTTTAAAAGTGGGTTTAGAATACCTGGAGTTTCAACTTTAATTTTTGACCCTAAAACACTTCCTCAAAATCACAAAACATTAGGAAACATGCAAGAAAAAATAAAACCATGCCCTGATGATAAAAGAGTTAATACTGTTTATAAAATTTTAGTAGAGGAAGTAATTCCAACTTATTTACTAAATAAAAAACCAGACAAATTATTTTTCAACCCTGTATCAGATTCCAGAGATAGATTAGTACGAATTATACTAAAAAAAGTAGTTGAAAAGTATCCACAACTGCAGAAAAAAGATAATTACTTAATACACATTTAAAAAGTTATGAATTTTATAATAGGTTTTAGTTTTGGAGTATTAGCTCAAATACTTACATTTATTCAACTACAAGGGCAGTTTCGATGGGAATGGTTTAAGCAACATCCATGGATTGTTTCATTGATGGGAGTTCCAATTTCATTTCTTTATATCATGTCTGTGAAATATATGGTATCACATTTTGGAGGAGAGCTATGGCCTTCAAGACTGATGGGATTCTCAGTAGGAGCAATAGTATTCAGTTACATGGCACATTTATGGTTTCAAGAACCATTCACATTGAAGACTGGAGTTAGTTTATTTTTTGCACTTTGTATTTTACTGGTGCAACTTTTCTGGAAATAAATTTGGAATATTAAAATAAAATTGATATATTATAGTTATGAGACAAATAAATCAACATATGAAATCAGTTGTAGATAAACACACAAAACAGCCAAAACCTTCTTCTAATCCAAAGAATTGGAATTGGGTAGCAATAGGAACTTGGTCAGTAATATTTTTTATTGCTTACAAAATTTTTAAAGGACTTTATAATTTAATTTTTTAATATGAAAAAAATTCAATACATTACCCGTAAAGGGAATTTTGATTCAGGTCATAGAGTAATGAACGAATTCATGAAGTGTTTTAACATTCATGGACACACGTATCTTTATGAGCTGACATTCTCATTTGAGAATATGGAAGAGATTGGTTATGCAATCGACTTCAAAGAGATTAAAAGAGTCTTTTGTCAATGGATAGATGATATTCTAGATCATGGAATGATTCTTAATCCAAAAGATGAATTACTTATTCAAACTACAAAAGACTACGGAACTAAACTTTGGCTAATGTCTTTGAATGGAAAAGGGGAATACTGTAATCCATCAGTAGAAAATATTGCCAAAGAAGTATTTCTAGCAATGAATATATTATCAGAAACACTATATGGAAATGCTCCAACAGGATTGAAAATTCATAATGTAAAAATATTTGAAACACCAAATTGCTGGACAGATTGTGACACTTCATCTATTTCAGGTACTGAAAGAGAGAATTTCTATTTAGCTAGATTACATGAAATTGTTGATTATGCAGAGCAAAAAGGAGTGTTAGAGTACGATGATAGAAAAATTAAGTAATATGAAACCAATTTTTATAATACAGATGCCAGTAGGTACGCCACCTGAAATGTTAGAAAAAGCTTACGAACAGATACAAAGTAAGGACATAAGTGAAGATTATCATGTACTTGTTACAATAGGAAAGGATACAACAGCAACTTTTAAATGTTTTAACTCTCCTTACACTCAAGAAGAATACGACAAACTAGAATTATTAATAAAAGAAATACAAGAAGATTATGATAAAGCTAGCAGAGCTTCTTAAAGAGGATAAGCAGACATACGACTACGGATGCGTAATGTTATACTACAATTTTCCACTAATGAATAAGATTCATGATGCTATTGATCCTAAAGACATTTATACAGAAGAAGGAGATAGAACATTTGGATTAGAGGACGAGCCGCATACTACATTGCTATTCGGACTACATGAAGGAGTATCAGATGAGGATATTAAGAAAGTATTAGATAAATTTACATTCAATACATGTAAATTATACAATGCTTCTACTTTTAATAATCCTCAATATGATGTACTAAAATTCGATGTACAGGGAGATAATCTACATCAAGCCAATGAAGAACTAAGAAAATACCCTTACACAAGTAATTTTCCAGACTATCACCCACATGCAACTATTGCGTACCTAAAACCAGGAACTGGTAAAAAGTATATTGAGATGTTAAAAGGGCAGGAATTTGAATTAACTCCAACACATGCAGTGTATTCAAAACCAAATGGAGATCAAGTTGAATTACCAATTAAAGTAAAATAGTATGAACAAAGAAATTAAACTATCAGAAGAAGAAGCAGAACAATTGTTTGCTGAAATCGAAAACCAAGGATTTGGTTATTGGGTTGAGCATTATGGATACAATGGAGAAGAGGATCCTGAATTAGTAAAGTTATGTAAAGAAGCTGATGAAGCTATGAGTAAATTAAGAAAGCATATTGATGCTATTTGGGAACATTACGATATCGGATAAGATGGAAAAGAGTGAATTAATATATTTAGCATCAAAAGCATTCGATAAAAGATGGGACTTTGAAACCTTAAAATACGGAGATGATTTATACGGGAAAGAGCAATATGCTGATGATGTATGGGAGTATGTAGAAAAATTACAGGAGGAAGGTAGAAAAGCATTCTACGAGAAATATAAAGAATTTAAACTATATTAAGATGAGAATATTGATTAGAAAATTTATTATATTTTTAGCTAATAAGCTAGGATATGATATAGCATTGATAAAATTTACTCCTGGAGAAATAGAGATGCAGGGAGATGTAAGGCTTCTAAAATTTATAGATACTGTCAAGTATATGCAAAATATCCGTAAAATAAAAAATATAAAATAATATGAATCAAGAACAAATCAACGATTTAGCTTCCCTAACAAAATTTCAACACCTTCCAGAACGGTATGAAGAAGTAAAAGCTAGATTTCTAGAAGCAACAAAAGATCTAGAATACCTTTCAGGAATGTTATTCTATATAGAAAATGATGAAATCAAAAGTGAAGTAATCACATACGATAGAAAATATTACGATGAAATAAATTCACCCTTTATGTACGGTAATATTACAGACAGATTGACAAAACAATTTGTAATGGAGCTTAAAGAGAAGTACGGAATTAAAAAATAAAAAATGAAGAGATACCTACAACTACTAACAGGATTTCACAGAATACACAGCGTAAGATATTCTTATGGATATAAAATTCCATTTCTACCTTATGGAATATTTGACAGACACGGATTACAAAAACTAGGTACAATTTCATTTAATTATAAAACAGAGAAAGATTACCATAACTGTACATTAACAAATCAATATTAAAATGGGAATTAGCCTTTCAACATATAAAAAGCAAGCATTAAAAAGAATAATTAACGAAGTATTATATGAGGTTTTTGAAACTGAACCTTTTAAAACTGCATTCATCATTACACCCTCTGATGAAGGATATTCTACTGAAACTTTTAAAGATAATAAAGGAAATTTAATTAAAGTTATTTTCCATAATCTTAGTAAAGAAATGTATGAACTTGACTTCACAGTTAATGGAAACAGTTTTTCAAACCCCGATATTAATTATACAGTTAAACAATATTCAAGTTTATTAAGTACTGTAGCAAAGGCTGTTTCTCAATTTTTAGAACAAATTCAACCTCAAGGTTTACAAATAGATGGAGCTGACTCATTTTCTAAAATCCTAAAGAGAAGTAACATAAAGGGGCAGAAAAATTTTATATATGATTATTTTCTTTTAAAAATAGAAAATGATATTGAGTATAAGATAGAGAGACTTGAAGGAGGTAATTTTAATTTAATAAAAAAATAAAAAAATGCAAATAAATTTAGTACAAGGAGGAATTTTCCCAATAAAGGAAAATCTAGAAAACGATTCAACAGGGTTTAAATACTCAGGAACATTTCAAGGTGAAGGTAAATTAACAGGAACAGCATGTTTATTTATTAGAACATCAGCATGTAACTTAAGATGCGCTTGGGTTGGATTAGATGGAAAAGGATCACCATGTGATACTCCTTATTCATCACATCATCCTGAAAAGAATAAAATGGAGATAGACGATATTATTGAAATAGTATTAGCAAATACTGTAAAACAAAAGATCAAACATATTGTTATCTCAGGAGGAGAACCAACAATGCAGACAGAAGCATTAGAGGAGTTATTAGAAAAATTACAGAATTTAGGTTACCATACAACTATCGAAACAAACGCTACTATATTTAGTGATAAGATTGCTAAACATACTGATTTAGTTTCAATGTCACCTAAATTATCAACATCAACCCCACATCAAGCCAATCTTGAAGGAACAGGAATAAAATATAATGAAAAATGGGCTGAAAAGCATGAAAGGTTAAGAATTAATATTCCTGTAATTCAATCTTATATTGACAATACTAAAAAATATTTAACTGATTTTCAATTAAAATTTGTAGTAGCGACAGATCAGGATATTGAAGAAATAGAAAATATCCTAAACCAGTTAAACAGATGGGAACCTTCAGATGTATGTTTAATGCCAGAAGGAGTAGATGTAAATACTTTAAACAGTAGAACAGGATGGATTGCTGAACAAGCATTAAAGAGAGGTTGGAGATTTGCTCCTCGCTTGCATATAATGATGTTTGGTAAAAATAGGTATGTATAACATGGCAGTAAAAAAAGCAACAGAGTTTGAAGTACTGAGAGTACTTCATGCATTTTGGAAAGATAAAGACTTGGATGCAGCAAAAGTAAAAACTATCTTAAAAGAGTCTTACAATTTAGAACTAACAGTTTTGGCAAACGGAGAAATAGCAGCACAATCACCAGACGGAAAAATTAAATATTCAATAAAATAAAAGAAAGTTATGACATTAAAAGATCTAATCGATTTAGCAGGAGACAGAGAATTATCAAAATCATATCCAAAAGCAGATGGCCTTTACATCTGGGATTACAAATTAGTAGATGGTGATAAACTAGAACTAATAGTGAGCGATTCAGGTAAGACAGGATTTAAAGATAAAGTATCAATAGACGAATTAGTAAATTACATACTAGAGGAAACAGACCCACAACTTCCAGCAGATCAAATCATCTCGCAAATGAAAATTGTTGGAGCAGAAGCAATCACAATCGCAAGAATCTAATGGCACTTAAAGTAGGACATAAGTTATATTTAAGCTGGGATGATGTAAATATCCTAGTAGAAGATCTTTGCAATACAATTACATCTTCAGGAGCACATATTACGTCTATTACAGGAATAAAAAGAGGAGGCCTAATCCCAGCAGTAATGATCTCCCATAAATTGAATATACCTTACGTAGGTAGAGTAAATAAGGATACTTTGGTTGTAGATGATATTTGCGATACAGGAGAGACGTTAAAAAACAGTATAGCACTATATACCGCCACACTACATTACAGGCCGACAGCAAGATTTATACCTGACTTCTATGCAAAGGAAGTAGAAACAGAATGGATTGTATATCCATGGGAAAGAAAAGATTCAGATGCTATTCAAGATTATTTAAAAAAATAGTTGTAGGATAAAATAAAAAATGTTATATTAAATAAAAAGGAGTCGTAGAACCTCCATAAAAACAACTTTATATGTCAAATAAAAAATTTATCGACGGTACAGAATTAGTACAAGCCGGATTTGCAAACGGTATCTCAACACAATTGGCTAAAAAACAATTAATAGAGGGACCAGAAGCAAGATTAACTGAAGTAGAAAAGCAACACATTATCGAAGATGCAGCCCAAGCATTTGGACAATTCCTAACAGCTTTAGGATGTGATTGGAAGAATGATCCAAATTCATCTGATACTCCAAGAAGGGTAGCAAAAGCTTACATGGAAAAGTGGCAAGGAAGGTTTGAACCTTTGACAGGAATCACAGCCTTTCCTAGTGACGGGTACGATGGCTTAGTTGTAGAGAGCAATATACCGTTGACATCAATGTGTAGCCATCACCATGAGACAATTCGAGGATACGTAACAGTCGCATACATCCCTTCCTTAGAAGGAAAGGTAGTGGGATTGTCGAAGCTTAATAGAATAGTAGAACACTTTGGAAGAAGAGGAGCAATTCAAGAGCAACTAACCGTTGCAATACATTCAGCAGTAGATAAGATCTGTGAAGGTAACCAAGGAGTAGCTGTTTCAATAGATGCTACTCACAACTGTGTAAGTTGCAGAGGAGTAAAACATTCAGGAGCATCTATGCAAACTACAAAGCTAACAGGAGCTTTTTTAGAGGAGGATTCAGCAAGAGCAGAGTTTATGATGCACGTTAGTGACGCTGTCCGTAAGAGAAGTTGCTCTCTATAATGTAAATGTTTTGTGGATAGTGGGATATTTATAATAAAGAAGTATTCCATTATCCATTATGAACTATCAAAGAATTTATGATCAAATAGTTGATCGAGCTAAGAAAGAAAGTAGAAAGAAAGGTCAAGGAGACTATTACGAAAGGCATCACATAGTCCCTAGGTGTTTAGGAGGTTCTGACAGTAGAGATAATATGGTACTTTTAACAGCAAAGGAGCATTACATTGTTCATAGGTTACTAGTAGAAGTACAGACAGTAGGGAGTATGGAATATTACAAGATGTTAAATGCTTTTTCTTTCTTTGCTGCAAAATCCAAGAAACATGGTAGAGTACAGATATCCGCAAGATATTATCAAGAAATAAAAACCCTACTAGCAGATAGAAGAAAAGGAGTCCCTCGATCAGAAGAGGTCAAGGCTAAGATAAGAAAGACAAAAGCAGACAATCCTCGAATTGTTACAGAGGAGGAAAGACTTTTACAATCAAAAAGAATGACAGGACAAGGGAATCCGATGTATGGAAAAACTCACACAAAAGAAGTACGAGAAACACTCCGGAACCTTAAGTTAGGTATAAAAAACCCTAAGCTCTCTGAAATTAATAAAGCGAAGAAAGGTAAAGAACTTTCCTATACGAAGAGAGTATCTCAATGGGACCTGCAGGGAAATATGGTAGCAGAGTATGTTTCAATATCAGAAGCAAAAAGAATTACTGGAATAGGGAGTATTATATGTGTACTGAGAGGAGCTCAAAAAACAGCAGGAGGATTTAGATGGGAATATGAAAAATAATAACTAAAAACAAACAGTATGAATTATTGGCAAGTAACCGTGCAATTGGAGCATGAAAACGACAGAGGCCGTATCCAAAGAGTAAAAGAACTTTACTTAGTAGATGCAGTATCAGCAACAGAAGCAGAAGCAAAAATCTATAAAGAGTTCGACGGAGAATCAAACTTCTCAGTAGTAGGAGTAAATCAATCTAAGATTCTAAAAGTAATTGAAGAATAAAAAAAGTTGCCTCTTCGGAGGCAATTTCTTATATTAATAAAAAATAAAGTTATGACCAGATTAGAACAGAAACAGCAAGAATACATTGATTT